TGATGTAACAATCTCAAGTCCGAACCTTTCTGTGTTCAAACACACTCGACTTGACCTCTGCTACTGGATCGCACTTGAACCTGACTCCACTTATGAATCGTAAAAATTTCCTTTGGGTTGAACAATATCGTCCTCAAAAAGTTGAGGATTGTATTCTTTCTGATAATGTAAAAAATACCTTCCAGGAATTCGTTGAAAAGGGAGAGATTCCGAATCTTCTCCTTTGTGGTCCTGCTGGTATTGGTAAAACAACAATTGCAAAAGCACTCTGTAACGAACTGGGTGTTGACTCTTATGTAATCAATGGATCCGATGAAGGACGATTTCTGGACACAGTACGAAATCAAGCAAAGAACTTTGCTTCGACCGTTTCGCTTCAAGGAAATGGTAAACCAAAAGTCATCATTATTGACGAAGCTGACAACACAACCAATGATGTACAACTCCTCCTTAGGGCGAATATTGAGGCGTTTCATAGCAACTGCCGATTCATCTTCACCTGCAACTACAAAAACAAAATCATCGAACCCCTCCACAGTCGATGTGCCGTCTTTGACTTTACTTTCAAAGGCAGAGAAAGAGCGTCTGTTGCATCAAAATTCTTTACGAGAGTCCAGAATATCCTCCGTGAAGAACAGGTTGAGTTTGATCCCAAGGTTGTTGCGGAAGTTGTCCAAAACTATTTCCCAGATTTCCGAAGAACGCTGAATGAGTTGCAGAGATATTCTGCATGTGGTAAAATTGATTCTGGTATTCTGACTACAATGTCAGAAGTCAATCTCACTGGTCTTATGGGATCATTGAAGTCTAAAGACTTTTCTGGTGTTCGTAAGTGGGTTGTTGACAATCTGGACAATGATGTGACGGTGGTAATTCGTAAAGTCTATGACTCTCTTTACAATGCACTTGAACCAATGTCTGTTCCGCAAGCTGTTCTGATTATTGCTAAATATCAGTATCAGGCTGCATTCGCTGCAGATCAAGAGATCAACACTCTTGCTTGCTTTACTGAAATTATGTGTGATTGTAAATTCAAATGATCTTGACCCCAGAAGATACTCTTTATGCCTATGGTAAAATCCACGAAGCATATGATGGAGTACAACGTATTGATGACTATTTTCGTATGAAGAAGATGGAGAGGATCGACAAGATTCCTACTCCTCTTTTTGGTATGTCGATGGAAGATGAACTCTTTCAGAACTATGACATGGATCCGAATGACATGAACTTCAGGATCTTGTCACCTGATCATGAAACCTTCAATACACTTCTGGAAATGACCGCCTCGTTCACCTACGAGGATGCTCCTGGTAAGGAGATGAAATTGATGATCCAGGAAACGACCACAGGCAAGGTTGTAGGGTTCATCAAACTGGGTTCACCTATCATCAACTCAAAACCAAGGAACGAGTACCTTGGAGGGGTGCCTGACCTCACCATTTTCAACAAGCGTGCGATTATGGGATTTATCATTGTCCCAGTTCAACCGTTTGGGTATAACTATCTTGGTGGTAAACTGTTGTCTCTAATTTGTGCGAGTCACGAAGTTAGACAAATGCTAAATAAGAAGTACAACACAGAGATGTGTTTGTTTGAGACTACATCTTTGTATGGAAACATCAAAGGTACTAGTCAATATGATGGTCTGAAACCCTATGTCAAATATCTTGGTGATACTGATTCTAAGTTTCTACTGACGCTTCCTGATTTCATCTATCATGATCTACATAAATGGTTCATTGAAAAGAATGATGGTGAACAATTGATTCACAAAGGTGCTTCTAGTAGAAAACTCAAAGTGCAGACGAAGATGGTTTCTATCATTCGTAATTCTTTGAAGGAACATCATCCAGATAAGTTTGTTGAGTTCAAGCAGTTTATTGAAAGTCGTCAGGATGTAACTACCAAGAAAAGGTTTTACATGTCTGACTATGGATATGAAAATGTCAGAGAAGTTCTGCTAGGAAAGACAGATAAACTAGTTGAAAACAAGATTAACTTTGACAAATTTTATCTAGAAAATATGGTAAAATGGTGGAAGAATAAAGCATCTAAAAGGTATACCAAACTCAAGAAGGAAGGTACACTTCGTACAGAAATTGAGGTATGGAACGCCAAAACATTGAACACGATTGATATTATCAGATGAACTTAACTTCCTTTCTAACCGACGATGTTCAGCACAAAAAAACTATCCGTATTCTTGTCTATCCTAACATCACGTTTTCAAAGGACCTGACGAAAGATAGTTATATTCAGGTGATCACTAACATGATCGCCGAACTCAATAACATCAGAGATGATCTGTTCTTCTATTTGATCCTCCCTGAGTATTTGAAGTGTCTTGATTTTCCAAATACAAAACAGTATTTCATGAAAGTGCCGACGTATCCACCCACGATGCGTTCTCACTTTGATGTGTTTCAGTTCAAGAAAATTGTGGGACACGATATTGATATTGACTTGGTATTCTCTCATCTTCCAGAACATACACATGATGTCAAGAATGTGATCAGCAATGTGACTCATCACACTCCTGCTTACTTTGGATATTCACATTGGTTTGACTTGGATGAAGTTGTGACTTGGAGTCACCCAAGTTTCAACCAAAACATGCTTGGTATTCTGAATATGAATCGGTGTTTTATCAACACTCAATCACAGAAAGATCTTGTTCTGAATCAAGCAATGGAAGTATTCAATAGAAATACTGTTGGTGCCCTCGATGAAATCCTCACTGTACAGCATCTAGGCGTTCGTAGAAGAGACATTGATAGATCTATTGTACCTTATCGCAAGACAATCGTATTTAACCATCGTCCAGAGACATATAAGGACTATAAGAATTTCATGAGTATCATGAAAGAACTGAGAAAACAACGTCAAGATTTCAACGTCTGGGTTCCTTTACTTGAAAAATCTACAGAGAGTTGGATCTCTACTGAAAAGTTTGATAAGAAAGGATACTACAACAAACTATCTGAGTGCTGTGTTGGATTCTCTCCAAAGCAATTGTATGGTGGATGGAGTGTTTCTACTACAGATGGATTAATGAATGGTTGTCCTTTCATCATGTATGATGCTGATTACTATCATGAACTAAATCCAACTGCTGACTTCTTCTCCAATAATGGTGAAGCAATTACTTTGTTGCATAAGTATCTCGATGATCCAACCTATCGTGCAAGTAAGTCTGTTGAATCTATACATTACTTGGAAGAAAGTCTTTTGTATGAAGATGAGATTGGAATGATGAGTGAATATATTGATGATCTGGTTGGTACTTTGAAGAGCACTGATTCGGAAGTTACTGATAAACTTGTAAACTTGATTCGTGAGAATGGTTCGATGACAAAGAAAGAATTGTTTGGCGAACATCTTGGTTGGGGACGTGGAATTAAGTATGGTCCCTATCGTCGTGCCCTATTGAATCATCCCAACATTTATGATACAATGGGTCCTGAACCTGAATACTGTTGGGTTGAATGAAGAAGTTTGCTCGTATTTGGAAGTATAGTCTAGGGAGTTTTTCTGATGACAAAACCCACCGATATGACAACTACGTTGTTTTGGTACGGACTGCTATATTTCTTTCTTATCTCATTACTAATTGTTTTATTATTGCAGGAGTGATTCGACATTGGAACTAAAAGACTGGCTCAACAGCATCAACACAACAAAGAAAAATCTTCTGGATGAAGATCCAACATTGAAGTATCCAGCATTCATCATCAACAGATGTATGTCTGGTCACATCGACACGATCCTTCTTGCGAACGAGATGAACGTTCAGAATCATCTAGATCCCAAGTTACAATATGACTTTTTTATAAATATTGTGAGACCAAAAAAGCGCTTCGCGCCCTGGTTGAGAAAAGACAAACTCAATTCGCTAGAATTGGTCAAAGAATATTATGGATACAGTGATGAAAAAGCACGTGTAGCTCTAAAGATCTTGACCGATGAACAATTAAATTACATCGCTAAAAGAATGGATCGTGGAGGGAAAAGATGAGTGCTGAAATCGAAATTAAATGGGCACCTGACCAAATGGTCGAAGTCACTCTGAATGAACCAGATGACTTTTTGAAGGTACGCGAAACTTTAACTCGTATCGGAGTTGCGTCTCGCAAAGAAAAGAAATTGTATCAGTCTTGCCATATTCTGCACAAGCAAGGCAAATACTATATCGTTCACTTCAAAGAACTTTTTGCTCTAGATGGAAAGAGGGCAAATCTTTTTGAGAATGATGTACAACGTAGAAACAGAGTTACTCAGTTATTGTCTGACTGGGGACTTGTAAATATTGTAGACAAAGAAAGAGTCCAAGACTCTGCACCCTTAAGTCAAATTAAGGTGCTGTCCTATAAGGACAAAGGAGACTGGACTCTTGAAAGTAAGTATAATATTGGTAAGAAAAAGACTGCTTAACAGTCAATATCCATCTTTAAATAACATATAGTCTTATTAAAAGAAACTCAACAATCATTAAATACGGAGCCAACTTCAGCACCAATTTCAGACCCTGCTTGCTGTCCTAGTAACATTGCCCATCCACCTGCTAACCATCCAACATAAGGGATGCTAGAGACTGCTGGGACTACTAGACCAGCACTAATTGCGGTTCCCGCCATTGCACCTTGAGATCGTGCTCCAGCGTCCGCCCGAATACACTCTTCGCTTTTTGCAAGGTGCTTTCCCTCAGCGTCTGAGACGCTACCTCCGATATTACGAGTACCATCCATAGTGTATTGATCGTGACGATACTCACGACGTTTTTCTTCAGTAGGACCAAAAAGTCCTCTCTTATGTTTGTCCAACTCTAGAGTTTTATTTGATTCTAGAATCGTAGGATCGTTTGCTTTATATTCAATACTATAACCATTCCTATCAGATTGCATCTTGTATGATGAATAATCTCCCTTAGGAAAATTAATTACAGGTAATTGCGGTCTGTTGATAACATATCCCAACAGACCTATATGAGCAATACCTATTAACGATCCAACACCTAGTAGTGTCCATTTAAAGTTCATGATTACATTTTGTAAGTGTCATCTGTAGTAATCTTCAGTGGTGCTTGTTCAATTCTAATTGTTTGAGCAGGACCAGAAGATTTTGCAGCTTCGATTAGTTTTTCTAAATCTGCTTTAGTGATACCACCTGCAGCAGTTGCAGCGTTTGCACCATTCATTTTCATAGTTCCGTCACCAGACTTCTTAGCAGTCTGGACGCCGAACGTAGCTAACACACCAGTAAAGACTGATGCTATGAAAGTCGGGTCAAGATCTTGTTCAGGGAACTGAAGTGCTTTAGGAAGATCTACATAAGCTAAAGTTAGAATACCACCAGACCATATCAAAATTCCTAACCTAACGAAGGTAGACAAGATTGCTAGTTGTTCTTCCTTGTCTTCAGATGCCTCTTTAAGTTTACCGAAGATACCTTTCTTTTTAGGTTCTTCCTGTTTTACTTCTTCAGTCATTCGATACAGAGTAAGGCTCTGCTATTTAGTTGTTCCTTCGTCTAAAAAGTATTCTGGTAGTGGACACCCTTTGAAATCGTTGATCTCATCTACAGCAAGTACAAACATAGTACAAAATCCAACACAGAACGCGAATAACATTTGAGGAAAATTATAGTTCCCCATATGTGCAGTGGGATCAGGTTCATCATCATGAGGATGAATCATCTTTGCGATCTCCTCTGATCGCTTTTTCGATTTGTCGCCTAACTCTGTCTCTTGCTTCTGGCGATTCGGTTTCTTTTCGGGAGTAGCCATGTTTCTGATGGAAAATGAAATGACCTTGACAGAACATAGTAACCCCAAATATTAGGGCAAGAACTATGCCTATCCACTCGATTATTATAACGTTATTTTCAACCATGGTAGTAGGGGTGGAATTACTCCAATAAGTCGAAGGAGACCTTCAGCAAAAAGTGCAAGAACAACCCAGCCAACACACATTGAAATAATCGAAGCATTACGATTATGTTGTCGTATTGCATCTGCAATTAATACCTCCACTTCTTCTTTACTAATTGGTGTGTTACTCATTTTCGTCGTAGTCATAAGTTAAACGGCAGTCCCAAACATGGTCTTCTTCCCATTCTGGTTCATACAATGGACAAGGTTCCTCGAATAGATGTGCCATTCTTAGTTGTTTAATTCGTTCTTTAAGTTGTTTATAAAATTCTCTTTTTTCGTCTGGACTCATTGAGAGTATTCTCCGAGCATGTCTAGTATATCGTTTAATGTTTCGTTTGCAATATGCAACTGTGAATCGTTATAACTATGATACTTACCATGACGATCATGAACTTGATTTTTCAACTTGTAGACTCTTGCAAGCATGTCAACTTTGCTGAGGATTCCACGGGGCATACCAAATAATATAAAGTACACTATTTATTAGTATAATACAAATATTTTGAAACTGTGACATAAAAAAGGGGTCTTCTGGATTTTGCCAGAGACCCCTTTATGCGGCGACGATATAAATTATTTATGGTGTTGTGAAGTTTAATTCAATGGGTGGTGGATTAGGGTAGTACGCTGGCGATTGGAACACCGATAAAAAGAGTCATTGTGGTTCCAATTACTAGAGTGGCGGCTGTTAAGTTCATAAGTCGTCCTCCATAAGTACATAACTATATATCATTTTTGTATAGCAGTGATACAAAAAGGTATCATTAACTACCTACAATTGTTAATAAATCAAGAAATTTCATAGATTTTTAACTTCTGATGATCTGGAACAATCTTCTGCAACTTAATAATCAACATACCATTAGTAAATTCAACTCCTTCAATTTCTACATCATCAGCTAAATTAAAACCTCTCGCGAAGGTACGGGTTGCAACCCCACGGTGCATATACTCTTCATCTCCCGTTGTCTTCGCAGACTTGGACTTGACGAACAAAACATTGGATTCGGTGCTTACTTCAATGTCTTCTGGTGCCCATCCAGCCAGTGCCATTTCGATCCTCCATTTAACCTCTGATTCTTTTACTAGGTTATAAGGTGGATACGCTTCGTTTACAGATCCCATTCCATAAGAATGTAGTCTGTACATCAGATCATCTAGACCTACACTGTATCTCTCTGTAGCGTCTACTACGGCATTAAGATCTTTTGCCGTGAACTTTCTAAGTCCCGTCATTTGTTATGCTCCTTAAATAAGCGAGTTTGATTTTGTGATCCCCGAAGGCAATCACAGTTATTTAGACTATAACACACAAATTTAGAATTAGTGTTATCCACACTACAAAGTGGTGTCTTCCGTAAAGAAATCTTGGTCTAAATAAATATAGGTCTTATTATAGATGAAAAACAATGAGGAAATTTATTCCTTTCATGATGATTCTGATGACCGCTGGTGCCGCACAGGCTGGCGGACTTGTTACTAAACATGCATCTAGCGTTCAATTGACTGTTGACGCGGCTAGATCTACTGCCACAAGAGTTGGTTCTTCCTACGCCATCTCTGGCTCGGGTGTAAATACTACAGACGGAACCACTGCAGGGACAATTTCTGCAGGGACTATTTCCTCTGGTCTTCTTGCTCCTGGTAACATCTCAGCAACACAAGCTACTGATGGAAATGCATTTAGCTTCAGTCAGTCGTTTACACAAGGTGATGCAATCCCAACTGCAGCTCCTACTACAGGTACTGTACCTAACTTCTCTTCATTGACAAGTTATACTGCTGGTGATAAGACAGGGTTAGCAGGTACTGTAGGTACTAGTGGTGCCCTTACCGTAACCGCAGGTGGAGCTGGTACTACTGCTACAGGACAATTTGTCTCTGAGATCACTGTAATTGATTGAGGACGTTCGTAATGACGACTTCTGGAAAGATGAAGTGGTCTATTGTGACGAGTGTGGTGGCAATCCTAAGTTTAGGTGCCACCGCCCAGGCAGTCCCCGTTGTGCCCAACTTTACTCAGGGCTCCATGACGAGCCACACGGAGACGACGAGCAAGATCACTGAGACCATAAATTCTATGGACTACAACACAGGGTATCAATACTCTGCAACTGGTTCAGGAGTGACGGCGAGTGGCAACCTGTCACCTACGACAGGTAGTAACAATGTAACTATTAATGGCGTGACATCATCATGGACAGGTATAACAAACAAACCAAGTTTCACACAAACAACACCAGGGGCAGCGTTCCAGTTCACGGAGACGTACTCAGGCCCAGGTCTCAGCAACCACACAATTATAAACAGGGTGACCGAAGTTACAAGCGTAACCGACACCACAAGTATCTTCCAGCAATAATCCTATGTCTAACCAACCTTGCGACTGTCCCTGCCACACTGGCGGAAACTGTAGGGGGTGTAAGTGCAACAGCCGCGCCCGTAGCTAATAGTTCAGGCTCAGTCACAAATCAAGCCATTCAGGTTCTTCAGGGGCCCTATATTACTAACACATATGGGGCGGGAATCCAGTGTCAAGGTCCCACTGTCAACTTTACGCCGTATGTAACTGGGGCATTTAGTCAACAACATCCATATGAACCATACTGGGATAGTCCTGTCTATGACATGACTACCGATGACGATGGCAATTTAAACAACCCAGGGGATATTTTATATTACGTTCCTACAAGGACTGGACAGAAAAACAATACAAACATATCAGTAGGTTTCTCTGCTACATGGTCTCGTCCATTAGATAAGAAGTTACAAGACCAATGTAAACAAGCTGCTGCAGCGAATATCGCATTGATGCAACAACAACAAGCTAATAAACGCCTTGATTTTGAGATAGCTCGTCTCAAGAATTGTGGCGAATTGTTAAAAAAAGGAATTAGATTTGCTCCTGGTACAAAGTATGCTCGTATCTGTGAGGATGTACAAGTTCAAAGTGTGAACTTTATGGTTCCACATACTCATAATATTCCTAAACCTTGATTCATGGAAATCCCTGATATTAGAATCAAGGGCGGAGATATTGATATTATTCGTATCCCCATGACCCCTGATTATTTGTTAGAACCACCTCAAGCATTACAAGTCCCTGTTCCTATCACAAACCAGATCGGTGTGCCCATCGTGGACATCCCTGGTTGTGTTGAGGCACATGAGGTGGATGAAAATAATATGCTTGAAAGTGATGACCCAAAGGGTGTCAAGGTATATTGTGATGGTCAGACACCATCTTTCAATCCCATTGATTACAATGCGAATAAACTAAAGTATGAGTATGAGGCACCTATACCGCCTGTAAGACCACCAGAACCACCAGAAACAAAAACACCTGAAACGCCCAAGACAAAAGTACCCGAAATAAAATGTCCTACAGAAGTGCAACAATTAGAAGCACCTGTGGGTACACTGACTGATGCTGGTAAGAAAAAGATTGTAGAGTATCGAATTGTTGAAAAACAATGTGTTGCAATCAAAGATGATCTGCAGATAGTTGATCAGTTTGTCCAAGCAGTTCCATCAATAGGACAAGTTACAACCACAGCAGGTATCACTGTTATCGCAACTGCTGCAGCAACTGCAACACCTTTCTTACTAAAGATTGTCAAACCAATTGTTAAACAATTAATTAAAAAGATCAAGAAGGCACTAGGAAAAGAACCTCCTAAGTTATCTCCAAATGAGATTCGCGCCAATAAGTATAGAGAAAAGAAAGGGTTGCCTGAACTCAAGCAACCCAAGAAGAAGAAATTATAGACCAGGAAGAGAAGGTGTTGGAACAGCAGGACCAGTTGTACTAGGTAACGCTGGTTTCATACTGTCACCAAGCATACCAGGAAGTGCTCCTGCAATTGCTTCTGTTGCTGCTTTAGCCACTTTTTCTTTCGCACTTTCAATCAGTGCATCTTTTTGGATGTAGACATAAACTCCACCACCAATAATAGAAGCAGTACCTAGAAACGATAGTACAGCGAGAGTGTTAATAATCTTTTGCATTGTAATACATATAATAAGACTATTTTTATTTAGAAAATGCAGAAGCAAAAATTGAAAGACATATTCAGTCGTCTTCGATCCATTATTGATGAATTGGAATCTGAAATCTATTCAGACCCTGCTGCATACACAAAACCAGTTGGTGATCCTAAGTTTGGGTTCTACGCCCCAGGTGAAGATGACGATGGATATCCAGATTAAGTTTTTATAAAACTGTATAGCATGTTACAGAATAACTTGACTAAATAGAGCATAAGGTCTATACTAGACCTACGTTCATCCCATGTTAAGTTTCTTACTGGCGATGACCTTAGCCCATCATAATGACGGGTCACCTTATGGGTGGCACATGACTTGTGAAAGGTTCTTACAGAGACGAATAGAAATCCAAATGGATCCCAACCTAGACCAACGGTCTAAGTGGAATCTGATAGGATATCTTAAGTCAAAAGTAGAAGGTCAATGCGAGGGGACATTTACATGAGACGCAAGTAAGTCGCGGAACGGAGCGTTCATCCCATGTTTGAACTACTACTTTATGCTGATATAAAATGCACCGATGCTGCTGATATACTCAGACGCCTCGATGCCCATCAGCATATAGCTAATGAGATCAAGGTAGAGATTGTTGAAACCATAAAGGAATCAACACCTCATTGTCCATGGGACGCAAACGACTGAAGGAACGGGGCTAAAAATCCCTAGTATTTCAGGAGTAAACTTATGAACACCCTCAACCTAATCAAAAAGCAAATCAACAAAGCTGCAGCACTGCACGATGCTCAGATTGCTATGACTACCTATCGTGGTGTCAAGTATGAGTGTCAACAAGGCGGTGAGGAAGTACATGGTACTTTCTGCTATCGCGGTCACTCTTACGCTAAGTGAGGATGACATGTTAGCACTACAGGTAGTTGGACTCACATCCATAGGATGTGTCGCGTTCATTGGAATGATCTATGGTGAGCTTATCCTCTTATCGAGAGGGTGAAATGACCGAGAACTATGTCTATCATGATGATGACATGGATAAAGATACAAGACCACCGTCTTGTTATCAACTCAAATATAGAGGCGTAACATACTGGTCTTGTTACCGCATTCATTTGAAAGACTACTTTGAACAATTGCTATCGGTTGAACCGATGTATAACAGGAGGGGTTGACGCCCTTCCTTTTTTATTGTATAATATAGCTTCCGTGTGAAGGAAGTGTAAAGACAGGGTTTAAGAACCCTGTCTTTTTTTGTAGAAATGTATTGAAATATACAAATGTTAGTTAAATTAACTTACGATGTATAGATAGTATAGAATTATGCGAGGTGCTATCATGAACCCTAACCCCTCCCCTATAGTATGTAATGAATTGTTAGGAGGATATCATGCACAACATTCTGTCTCGCAGTCAGCTAGATGAGTGGCGTCATTTTGAAAATACGATCGATGAGTTTGACTCTGATTTAGATAGAATCAATGACTACTACGAGTGCTTAATTGAGTGCGAAGAATCAGCGGCATCATGTAAACGAATATGTAAGGAAGTACTTATGGATTGAAAATGATGCTTGGGGGGGTTGCGACCCCCTCTTTTTTTGTGTATAATTAGTATCAGAATGGCTAAATAGTAATGTATACGATATGGATTCACACAGTTGCATTTTTCCAAGTGGTCGTTATGAATTGTATTCAACCCACCAACTGGCAGTATTGCTATCGTGTGGACCAGTGGTTGATACCTGATCTCATTGAAGGAATAATGATATACACTGGAGAAAAGACTCCATATCAATCAGAAAAGGAATACTTAAAAAGTGTACAGGGAACCGCATCTTCAGGAGAAGAGTGATGAATGTGCCCGCCTTTGGAGGGAGTGGGAAACTCTGTGGCGAAAAAAGCATTAGGTGCGCCAGAGGCGAGAGAAAAGTGGGGTCAATGTGTGATTGAATTTGGTGAAATGGTAAGTCAGGAAGTCAAGACAAATCCAAGATATAGGGACATGAGGAAGATATAGATAGTGTAGTTGCTAAGACTAAATGAAGTTCTTTTTTGCACTTCTTGCTACACTCTTTCTTGCTACACCTGCTTGGGCTGTAGATGTCCAAATGGGTTCTGGTGGTAACTTGATTTTTGAACCAGCTGATGTTACAATATCAGCAGGAGAATCAGTTCATTTCGTGAACAATATGCTTCCTCCACATAATGTGATCGTCGAAGATCATCCAGAACTTGGACATGAGGCACTTGCTATGCTTCCTGGTGAAGAGTTTGATGTTGCATTCCCCGAGCCTGGTGACTATACTTATTGGTGTGGTCCTCACAAGGGTGCTGGTATGATTGGGACGGTACATGTTGAATGATGTATACCCACAACTATATGAAAATCTTTCTTGATACTGCCGACATTGACGAGATTCGCGCTGCGAATGAGACTGGTCTAATTGACGGTGTGACTACTAATCCTACTCTTATTCTTAGAGCTGGGAGGACTCTAGAGGATGTTGCCAAACAACTCATTGAAGAGTTTCCACATTTTGAAAGTGTATCTACTGAGGTTGTAGCAGACACTTCCGAAGAAATGATTGCTCAAGCGCAAAAGTTTATCGGTCTTGGTCCTGCAATCACAATCAAACTACCTTGTACTATTGAAGGTCTTAAAGCATGTAAAGTGCTTAATAAGGCTGGAGTCAAAACTAATGTGACTCTCATCTTTAGTGCTGCACAAGCAGTTCTCGCTGCTAAATCTGGTGCAACATATGTTTCTCCTTTTGTAGGAAGACTAGATGATCAATCAGTTGCAGGTCTTGAAGTAGTTCGATCTATCACTGAGTTGTATTGTCGATGGGGAGTTAGAACACAGGTTCTTTCTGCATCTATCAGAAGTGTTCAGCGTGCTGTACGCTCTTGGTATAATGGTGCGGAAGTCGTGACAATGCCCCCCAAAATCTTTTGGCAGATGTATAATCATATTCTAACCGAAGATGGGTTAGATAGATTCCAAAAAGATTGGGACGCCGCTAATGCAGAACTTTAATCAATTTGTATTAAATTTCACAATTTCAATTATCGACTACCTCTACCGAGGTAGACCGTTTCAACGTTTCTGGGTGCTTGAGGAAATTGCTCGGGCACCCTATTTTGCTTTTTTAAGTGTGCTACATTTACGCGAATCTATGGGTTTGCGTGGTCCAGAACACATCTATTTGATGGAGGAACATTTTGCTCAAACACTTAACGAAACAGAACATCTTGAGTATATGGAGAGCAGGGGTGGTAGTGCTTATTGGGTGGATCGCTTTTTCGCCAGACACCTCGTACTTATCTACTATTGGGTCAACGTGGTTTATTATTGGGTGGCTCCTCGCGCTGCTTACCATCTCTCCTACGAAATAGAGATCCACGCCGCGACTACATATGCTAAGTATCTTGCAGATTATGGTCATGATGACAAGATTCTAGAAATCTTGAACGATGAATTACATCATTCAAAAGAACTCAAAGAAGCAATGGAGATGATCAATTGACCAAAACAATTATCCTCATTGGGTGTTTTACACCACTTGTAATTATCTACATAGTAATGAAACTTGCTGTGTGGATTTCTGCAGTCAATTCTGAAACAGAATATGTCAAACAAGAACCCTTCAGAAAACGAGGACCTTATGTGGCAGATGCATATGCAGACGTTGACGAGGAGGAAGAGGAGTATGGAGATCGCACAGATTATCGATAATGCTCTGGAAGAGTATTATTCGGAACAAGGTCTGCCAGTTCCTAACTGGAAACAACGAAAAGATCCACAATGGTGGATCGATTATCTTAAAGAACTAAACACTGATCCAAACAATCCATGAAAGTAGGAATTATCGGACTCGGCCGGATGGGAGAAGGAATGTCCCGTCGTATGATCAAAGCAGGAATTGAAGTCCATGGGTATCGCAACAATGTTCAAAAAGCTGAGGAACAATATGAGAAGGGTTATATCAGTGGATATACCACTTCTCTGGAAAGCCTTGTTCAAGTAGTACACAATCAGGAGGGAATGGTCGGCAGGGCACCTGGCATCTTTATGATGGTAGTGCCGGCAGAAACAGTAGAGGACACAATCAATGAGTTATTACAGTTTTGTGTGGAGGGAGATATTATTATTGATCATGGTAATAGTAATTTTAAAGACACTCGCAGACGAGCAGACAGGCTTGCTAAATTGGGCATCTCGTATCTTGACTGTGGCACTAGTGGCGGTGTGTACGGTTTGGACCGTGGATACTGTCTTATGGTTGGTGGTGCAAATTTTGCAGTATCCGCCTGCGCTCCAATCTTTAGGGCACTCGCACCCGGCATTGGAGCTGCCTCTCGTACAGATCCCCTCAGTTATGAAACAAGCGCCGAGCATGGTTGGTTACATTGTGGACCACCTGGAGCAGGTCATTTTGTAAAGATGGTGCATAATGGGATCGAGTATGGTATAATGCAAGCATATGCGGAGGGATTCAACATCTTACACGAAGCAAATGCAGGATCCAAGTATGTCAAAGCAGGAGACGCAGAGGTTGCTCCAATGGACTGTCCAGCAGATTACTGCTATGACATTGACGTTTCTGAAGTGGCTGAGTTATGGCGCCGCGGTAGTGTGGTTGGGTCTTGGTTGCTTGATCTTAGTGCGGATGTACTTAGGGGCAATAGAGAGCTTACTAACTTCGATGGGGGCGTCTCCGATAGTGGGGAAGGTCGTTGGACTTTGCATACTGCTGTGGACCTTGGCGTACCGTCTCCTGTTATCAGCAGTGCGTTGTGGTCTCGCTTTGAGTCACGCCGTCTTGGTGCTTTCGCAGCCAAGGTTCTGAATGGAATGAGATTTAAGTTTGGGGGACATGATGTTAGGTGACTTCTTATTATGGATATCCATACCGTTTGTATGTGCCACCTTCGCATTTGGACGACTTAAAGGTGAAAATGACTATTACGACTCGGACGACTACGATGGAAACGGAACCGCTCACTAGAGGGATTGTTATCTTTGGTGCAACAGGAGACCTGTGTAAAAAGAAACTAATCCCTGCACTTTATAAACTTTGGCAGAAAGAACTTCTACCAGAGAATTTTCTTATCACTGGAAGTGCTAGGAGAGAACCAACTGCAGAAATGTGGAAACAATCTCTTGGTGAATATCCAGCTGATTTTTTACAGCATTTAGATTATCAATGTGCTGATCTGGACAATGTTGAAACATTGAAAAACTTACCAGAGTACATTGATGACATGACATATTTTCTGTCCGTACCGCCAGAACGCTATGAAAATGCTATCATCCATCTCAAAGAAGCAGGATGTCTCGACGACCCAGACCACTCCCGTTTGGTTGTGGAAAAACCCTTTGGGCACGATTATAAATCTGCTCATCATCTACAGTCTGTGGTTGAGCGACACCTACGCGAGAAACAAGTCTATCGTATTGACCATTATCTTGGTAAAGATACTGTCAATAATATTCTTGCTACAAGGTTTAGCAATATTCTTCTTGAACCACTTTGGAACAGGCAACACATAGAAGAAGTACAGATCTTTGCAACCGAAACATTTGGTTGTGATGGTCGAGCACAATACTATGATACTGCAGGTGCAGTTAGAGATATGCTTCAAAACCATATCTTACAGGTGTTTTCCCTGATTGCTATGGAACCTCCTTGCCGAATGGATGCAAAAGAAGTTCGTCGTGAGAAAACGAAAGTTCTTGCTGCTACTAGATTGGGGAGGGATACAATCCTTGGACAATACGAAAAATATAAAGATGAAGAGGGTGTTAATCCTAACAGTCACACTCCTACCTTCGTTGCTGGTACTTTATTCTGTGATAACTGGCGTTGGCAGGACGTTCCTTTTCGCGTCATGACTGGTAAGAACATGCCCTATGGGTGTGTTGAAGTTGTGATCAAACTTAAAGCCCCACCGCTAAAACTATATGAAGGTGAAGTTGGTGATCGCATTGTTATGCGTTTACAGCCTAATCCCCATCTTGATATTAGGATGGACATTAAGTCACCTGGACTTAACAATGAGTTGGAACTAGCAACTCTTACCCATGCATATCCACAGGATAGAGCAATTGATGGTTACGAGAAACTTCTAAATGATGCTATTAATGGAGATCAATCTAATTTCGTCCACGCTGACGAAGTTATGGAATCCTGGAGGATCGTTGATGATCTTCTCTGTACTGGTGACAAGTGTGCCATTCGTACTGTTCCTTATCTCTATCTCCCAGGAACATGGGGACCACAACACATAACTGAAAGAATTACTAGTTGGGATTATCCAGCATGACAACAATATTCATATTTGTTTTCATAACGTTGTTAACTCTTGGTATGGAACTAACATGGCCAATTAAATACAGAGGGTAACATGCATACAGTTCAACTGCTCGTTAGATCAGTTATGCAGACTCCATGGTGCTTAGGCGTCATGGGGTTCTTTTTGGTTTTTGTCCCTGTATTGGGGATGTGGGCAGTCCACCATTATGGTTGGGAACACTGGGAACCATTTGACAAGAAGCACAAGGAGTGATATACTAGTAGGACTCAACCTCTACCTATGAATCTAAAAGTAATACAACTGAATACAGGAGACTATATTATCGCTGATGTTGAGGAACTCGAAGAAGAACCTTCTTGTTACCTCAAGAACTGTTATCAGATCATTGATGGTAAACTACATGAATGGCCTAAGTACAGTTCTGAACGTGAAGCATTGATCTTCTCTGATAGAATCGTAACCATATCCGAACCCCACCCTGATATCGTCAAACAACTGCCTTCATGAAGTTCTACACTAACGTCCAACTTGTCGGAAACACTATCCTCTATCGTGGATATGAGTATGGGGAACGTGTAATTCATCGTGACTCTTTTTCTCCGACGTTGTTCGTAACCGCTAACAAGGAAACGAAACACAAAACTCTGGATGGTAAGAATGTAAAACCGATCAAATTTGAATCTGTTCGTGAAGCAAGAGACTTCATGAAACGGTATGATGGTGTTCAAGACTTTGATGTCTTTGGATACGAACGCTTTTTGTATCAGTATATGTCTGACAAGTTTCCTCAAGAGGAGATGAAGTTTGATATGTCTGTGATGAATATCATGTCTCTTGATATTGAGGTTGAGTCCGAGAACGGATTCCCTAATGTTGAAGATGTTGCTGAGAAAGTTCTTTGTATCACTGTCAAAGATTTCAACTCAAAGCAACTGATCACTTGGGGTGTTCGTGAGTATGATAACAAGAGAGATGATGTAAACTATATTTGTTGTGATAATGAAAGGGATCTTCTGCTGAAGTTCCTTGACTATTGGGTTCAGAACACACCTGATGTCATCACTGGTTGGAATGTATATCTTTATGACATTCCATACCTTGCTCGTCGTATTGACCGTATCCTTGGTGAGAAATACAAGAAGTCTCTGTCTCCTTGGAATCTAATTCAGGAACGTGAGATCTACATTCAGGGTCGTAAGAATCTTGCTTATGATCTTGCAGGTGTTTCTTGTCTCGACTATCTGGATCTTTATCGTAAGTTCACCTATACCAATCAGGAATCCTACCGTCTCGATCATATCGCTATGATCGAATTGGGTGAACAGAAACTAGATCACAGTGAGTTCGAGAACTTCAAAGACTTCTATACCTACAACTGGCAGAAGTTTATTGATTACAACATTCATGACGTAGAACTTGTTGACCGTATGGAAGACAAGATGCGACTGATTGAATTGTGTCTGACGATGGCATATGATGCACGTCAGAACTATGAAGATGTTTATTCTCAGGTGAAGACTTGGGATAACATCATCTTCAATTTCTTGAGGAAGGACAATATTGTTGTTCCTCAGAAAACAAATCATAAGAAAGATTCCGCTTACGCTGGTGCTTATGTCAAGGAACCGATTCCTGGAAGCTATGATTGGGTGGTTAGTTTTGACCTTAACAGTCTTTATCCCCATCTTATTATGCAGTACAATATCTCGCCAGAGACCTTACAAGATACTCGACACGATTCAGCAACCGTCGAAAAGATATTGAGTAAACAGTGCATCATTCCTGGTCCGTATGCAGTTTGTGCGAACGGTGCCCAGTATCAGACTGATGTTCAGGGATTCCTTCCCAAACTGATGTCTCAGATGTATAATGATCGTGTTGTTTTCAAGAAACGAATGCTTGCCGCAAAGCAAGCATACGAACACAAACCAACAAAAGAACTAGAAAAAGAGATTGCACGTTGCAACAATGTGCAGATGGCGAAGAAGATTTCTTTGAACTCTGCTTATGGTGCCATCGGTAATGAATACTTCAGGTATTTCAAACTTGCAAATGCAGAAGCAATCACTTTGTCTGGTCAGGTTTCAATTCGTTGGATTGAGAACAAGATGAATGAGTATCTAAATACTCTGTTGCAATCAAAGGACATCGATTATGTTATCGCATCAGACACTGATTCGATCTATCTTAATCTCGGACCTCTTGTTACTAAATTTTTTAGTAATAAGTCTGACAATAAAACAGCAATTGTGGGGATACTTGACAAGATCTGTCAAGAAAAACTGGAACCTTTTATTGAGGGTTCATATCAAGAACTTGCAGATTACGTTTCGGCATTTGACCAAAAGATGCAAATGAAACGTGAGAACATCGCTGACCGTGGTATCTGGACTGCAAAGAAAAGATACATTCTTAATGTATGGGACAGTGAAGGTGTTCGTTATGAAGAACCCAAGATGAAAATCATGGGTCTTGAAACTGCAAGATCATCCACACCCGCTTTCTATCGAGACAAACTCAAGAAAGCATTCAAAATTATCATCAACAAATCAAATGATGAACTGATCCAATTCATCGATGATGTAAAACAAGAAACCAGGAAGAGAGATGTCGCTGAGATTTCTTTCCCCCGTGGTTTGAATGGATTGTCTAAGTATGCATCCAGTTCTGATCTGTATGCTAAAGGAACTCCAATCCACGTTCGTGGTGCGATCCTATATAATCATCATGTCAAGAAGATGAAACTGGGTCACAAATATCCGATGATTCAGGAAGGTGAAAAAATCAAATTCTGTTATCTGAAGAAACCAAACCCGATCGGGGAAAACGTCATCGCTTATCTCCAGACGATGCCGAAAGAATTTAATCTGGAGAAATACATCGACTACACCACACAGTTCGAGAAGAGTTTCCTAGAACCACTAAGAAACGTTGTTGAAACTATTGGTTGGCAAGTCGAAAGAAAAGGATCACTTGAAGCATTTTTTGTATAGTAACTATGTCATTTTTAAAATCTGTTATTTCGGAGTTGGACAATGAGTTTGCATCTGTTGCCGAAGACGGCATCGCCGCTGGGGATTGTGATTCGTTTGTGGACACTGGCGCTTACATCTTCAATGCTCTTGTGTCTGGCAGCATTTTTGGTGGTCTCCCATCAAACAAAATCACTGCACTCGCAGGAGAATCCAGTACAGGTAAAACCTTCTTTGCCCTAAGTATTGTCAAGTATTTCCTGCAACAGAATCCAACTGGTCAGGTCATTTACTTTGAATCTGAATCTGCAATCACCAAGGGTATGCTTGCTGATCGTGGTATTGATGTCAAACGTATTGGTCTGGTTCCTGTCACCACTGTTCAGGAGTTCAGGACTCAGGCAATCAAGGTTGTCGATGAGTACATGAAACTCAAGAAGAAGGACCGCCCACCCCTGATGTTTGTTCTTGACTCTCTTGGTATGCTATCTACCACTAAAGAGGTTGAGGACGCTACTGCGGGTAAGGAGACGCGAGATATGACCCGTGCCCAAGTGGTCAAGTCTATCTTCAGAATCCTATCTTTGAAACTGGGTCAAGCTGGTATTCCCTTGATCGTTACCAACCATACCTATGATGTTGTGGGATCTTATATGCCACAGAAAGAAATGGGTGGTGGTTCTGGTCTTAAGTATGCCGCATCTACAATCATCTATCTGTCCAAATCTAAAGAGAAGGATGGTACAGAAGTTGTAGGTAATATCATCAAATGCAAAGCATTTAAATCACGATTCACAAAGGAGAACTCTCTTGTCGCAACACGTCTTTTTTATGACGAACGTGGACTTGACCGCTATTACGGATTACTGGAACTGGGTGAGAAGTATGGAGTCTTCGAGAAGTCAGGGAATCGCTACAAAATTGGTGAATCTTCTGTTTATCCTAAATCTATTCTCGCTGATCCAGAGAAGTACTTCACGCCAGAAGTGATGCAAGCCCTTGACGAAGCTGCTAAGAAGGAGTATAGTTACGGTAGCTTTGAGTAAGTATGAAGATTGAATCCAAGATTCTGTGTCACCTTATCCATGATGAGAAGTATCTGAGGAAAGTTCTGCCTTTCCTCAAGGATGTATACTTCGAGAATCTCAGTGAGAAGATTATCTTTGAAGAGATTAACAACTACATGAATGAGTATGACGGTGTTCCTAACAACAGCGTCCTCAAGATTGAACTTGAAAAGAGGAAAGACATTTCCGAAGATGTCTTCAAAGAATCTGTCACTATGTTGGATGGTCTTCGTATGGAGAAGACTGATCCACAGTGGTTACTTGACACTACAGAGAAGTGGTGTAAAGAAAGAGCAGTCTATCTTGCTCTGATTGAGTCTGTCAAGATCGCTGATGGTCGCGACAAGACTAAGAATCGTGATGCTATTCCATCCATTCTATCAGAAGCACTAGGAGTCTCATTCGATGATCACATTGGTCACGACTATCTCTCGGATGTTGAGGAGAGATTCGAGTTCTATCACAAGAAAGAAGACAAAATTCCATTTGATCTGGACTTCTTCAACCGTATCACAAAGGGTGGTCTTCCTAACAAAACTCTCAATATTGCTCTTGCAGGTACTGGCGTGGGTAAGTCTCTCTTTATGTGTCATTGTGCCGCTGCTGCTCTTAATCAAAGTAAAAACGTTCTCTATATCACGATGGAGATGTCTGAAGAGAAGATTGCTGAACGCATCGACTCCAATCTCCTGAACGTAAATATCAAAGATCTGGTGGATCTTCCCAAACAGTTATTTGAAACTAAGGTGGAGAAAATTGCAAAGAAGACACAAGGAACTCTCATCATCAAAGAGTATCCCACTGCCTCCGCCCATTCGGGACACTTTGAATCGCTACTTAACGAACTATCTCTTAAGAAGGGTTTTTCGCCCGATATTATTTTCGTTGATTATCTCAACATTTGTTCTTCAAGTCGATTTAAAGGTACTATCGTTAATTCATACACCTTTGTCAAAGCTATTGCAGAAGAGCTTAGAGGTCTTGCTGTAAAATGTAATGTACCTATTGTATCTGCAACACAAACAACTCGCTCTGGATATGGTAACTCTGATGTTGAACTCACTGACACTTCTGAATCTTTCGGTCTCCCTGCTACTGCTGATCTTATGTTTGCTTTGATCTCTACAGAAGAACTTGAAGACATGAATCAGATTATGGTCAAACAGTTGAAGAATAGATATAATGACCTCAACATGAACAAAAGGTTTGTGGTGGGTATTGACAGGTCGAAGATGAGGTTGTATAATGTAGAGGCCAGCGCCCAGGGTAACATCATTGACTCTGGTAGAGATTCCGAAACTATGGAATCTCTTGATAATAAAATTCGTAATTTTGAAGGTTTTAAAGTATGATTGATCCTGCCAAGTATCTGGAGTTTGTAAATGCGGTTACGTCGGTACAAAGTAAAGACCATGAAGCGTTTGTCTATCGCGTTCAGGAACTCGAAGGCCAAGGTTTTCATTCCGAGCGATTGCTTACTGCATCTGTAGGAATGTGTGCGGAAGCAGGTGAGTTTACTGAAGTCGTCAAAAAGATGGTCTTCCAAGGTAAACCTGTGAATGATGAAAACATGTTCCACCTTAAACGTGAACTGGGTGACATCATGTGGTATGTTGCTCAAGCATGTATGGGTCTCGGTGTTTCACTAGATGAAATCATTGAGATGAATGTTGACAAACTCAAAGCACGTTATCCTGGTGGTGAATTTGATGTTCACTACTCTGAGAATCGTCAGGAGGGTGACGTATGAATCTCTTCGCACAAGCTCAACTCGACCTAGTAGATGCTTGGAACATGAGTTGGGAAGAGGGCATCCAGTTCATTATTGTTCTGGTTGGTCTATATTATGTCAAGAAAAGGATGGACTTGTATTTTGCTAAGAAGCAAGCAAGGACAACCATTTACAAAGTAAAAATTGTAGAGGAACAATGACTAAAAAACAATTCGTAAATTCTAAGGGTGACACTTGGGAATGGGAAGAAACTCCTGAGACTCAAGAAGCACTCAAAAAGATGTGGAAACATATTGCAGAACTTGAATTGAAAGCACCTGATTATGGAGTAGGAAAATGAAGGACGAACCAATTACAGTTGAAGACTATAAACTAGTCTCGGATGAGTTCTTTCAGAAGTACAACTATGTAGCAGATCGTCTTGGTCCTACAAAAAAAGCGGAAGACATTCTAAAAGTAATGGAATCGCTGAGTGGTGCAGTTATGAAAGAACGAGTAAAAGAAAAGGTCGGACCTTTCGGATTCAACAAAAAAACAGAAGACGATGACAGCACTGATTGAACCTACTGATCCTAGATACTTCAGACAAACCTCTAACAAACCATACGATCGTCACATCTACAAAGTTGTATTCAGAAACAAAGTATACAAGTTTGATAGTTGGGACGCAGCAATGGGTTGTTGGTTTGAGAAAAAAGACTTGGGTCAGTTCAAGACTATTGAAGTCTTAGATAGGAAAAAGAAACCATGAATGCTTATGCACTCGCTGCTTCTATTTTAGATGGAACATTCGATGAGGAATATCCTGTGATAGAAAACGAAGATAGATTCAAGAAGTTTACTTTTGGTGGTCGTGAAGTAACTCCTATCCATCTCCTCTTGCTCTTGAGTGAGATGGAAGGAGTCTATCAACATCTCAAGTATATGGGATTTGAGGAAGATATGAATAGTATGGAAGAGTTGAAAAAGAAATACTATAAACTGTACTTCCAAAAGGTAAGGGAAGAAAAGGAATCTAAATAAGAGGGTAAGGACCCTCTTTTTTCATGCCTGAAGCACTGGGAAAATTAACATACTCAACTCTTAAACGAAGAGCCGGAAGAACTGATAAATTCCTTGAGAAACTCAGGGAAGGGGAGGATTTTGTTTTTACTGACGGTACTGCATCAAAATTAGATGGTGTCATTGTTGGTACTGGTACTGGAACCACATATACAAAAGATGATACCGAAACATTAAAAGTAATTTTTGATAATAACGATAAACTAACTTTAAAATTAAAAGTTGGTGCTTCAACAAAAGCTTTTGGTACTCTTGCAAAAACAGCAGAATTTGGTGGACAATCTTCTAGTTCTTCTTCAGCAGCAGTTGGAGGAAAAGTAACTGAAGTTCTTAGTGAAATTGGATTTTGTTTTTACTATGCACTACAAGAAAATGGTCATTTAGATGATTACAATTTGGAAGTGTGGTCTACAGTAAATAATGTAGCTACATTTAAATCACTATGTTCGACATATAGTGGTGTTCCAAAAATGTTGAAGTTTCAATATAAAGATGTAAAAGATATTAATGCTAGAATTGGAACCATGTATTCCTTTTTGAAGGATCATGGTTGGGATGAAGTCTTAAGAACTCAGGTAAGTGCCTTTAAAAGGAAATATCCATCTGTAAATTCTAGTTATTATCTTGCTAGACCTTCTGCAATACCAGATGCATTCAATCCGTATTCTACATATAGATTGATTAGTGGTACTGTGAAAGACTATGCAGGATTGTCTAGAGCTATTGGCGAAGATAAATGGAATCCAGCTGATTTCTGGATCTTCAATGATAAAGGTATAAGATTTATGCGTCAGTGGAATGATAAATCGAAACGACTAAGAAGTTTGAGGACAGAGAACTATAGCGTTAGTTATATGAATCTTGTTAATAAACAATTAATTAATTTGTATAGACAAGGTTTAGTATATCCAGTTTCTCTGAAGAGAACATCTGGCACTCCGAATATCAAGGAAATTAATAGTGGAAGAGATGAGATATCTCAAATTGTGGAGTATGATAGAGTCGAACTTTCAAATACAAATTTGGATGTTCAGATTTATTTCACTGTTAAAACTTATGAAGAGAGATCTTTAATATCTACCAAAAATTTGAAAGCAAAAATGAAAACCAAAGCAGGTGGTTTTCGACTTGAATTAGAGGAAGCTGCTGGTGGTTCTGCAAGACATGGATCTATTGGTATGGGATTGCAGGAATTTATTATCAAAGACACATCTGATCAAGGAATTAAAAGACTGGATGATATCAGGGGAGACGCAAAGTATAATAATATAAGAAATGAATTCCCAACCAGAGGTAATAGACACTGGTTGGGGACAACTGACTATATTTCATCTAGAAATATTGAAACACTGATTCCGTATTTAAGTGAATTGATGTCTGAAGTTAATTCTACTGGAGCCGATATTGGTGCATTTACTAATAAGTATTCTGGATCTGAACAAATTGGAACAAAGATTGGCGCTGCAGAACTTGCAGTATCAATCGCCAAAATTGTGAATAGATATTCTAGAGATATTGTTATGGAAAATTTATACAATGCAGCTGGATCACAGGGTATTGCAGCTGGTGTATCTCAGTCACAATTAGATAGGAGAAGACAACTATTGGGAATGTCGGAAGACGATGTTATCACAATTGTTAACGATACAAAGGCACTGAACGCAGTCTTTCAGGCTGGGTTCCATTTAAAAATTATGTGACCTTGACAAAACGCTAAAAGTCTGGTAGGATACAGTCATGGCAAAAAACACTCACCTCGAACACTTAGAAGACGACATCCTCAACAATGGTAGTGAGGGTGGTAAAGCTGCTGTCGCTTTCTTGAGATCTCTTGGGGACATGCTATCTCAGGGTGACGGTAGGATGAAAGTTACTACTAAATGGGATGGAGCTCCTGCTATTATATGTGGGACTGACCCAACAGCTAATGTATTTTTCGTTGGTAATAAATCTGTTTTTGCAAAAACATCACCTAAAGTTTGTTATAATGATGCAATCGTAGACAAGTATTATCCCGCTAGTGGATTGAATTCCATCTTAAAAGATTGTTTGAAGTATCTTTCAAAATTGAATATCGAAGGTGTAATTCAAGGAGACTTACTTTTTACTGAAAATACAAAAACAATTGCTACTATTGGCGGAAAACGCTGTGTAGTATTTCAACCAAACACTATTACATATGCAATCCCGCTTGATACAGAACTTGGTCAACGTGTTAACTCTTCTAAAATTGGCATTGTTTTCCATACCACTTATAATGGTTCTTCTCTTCAAGGGATGTCTGCAGGATTTGGTGTCGATGTATCTCCGTATCAGGGACATGATGATATTGCTGTGTTCTCTTCCGACTTCAGTGACGCAAGTGGTTCTGCAAATTTCAATATGGCGGAACTGAGAACTTTTAACATGTCTATCAATAAGGCAGAAGGTTCTCTGAAACAAGCATCTAGATTCCTGGATGCAATGGCTGGTACTGATCGCTATTCTTTCAACGTTATCTTCAAACAGTTTTTCAATACTTATATTCGCGCTGGTAGGTCTATTCCTTCTGTTAATACTGTGGTTGCAGATTTTGCTGCATACTATGAAAAACTCATGGACACTGAGATCCAGAAGAAGAAAACTGACTCTGCAAAGAACAAGTGGATCAAAGTTAAAACAGATGGTTTGAAGTTTATCGCTGCAAACAAACAGTCTATCTACATGACTGCTGCATCTTATAAGAACTTGACTGCAGCAAAACTGATTGTGATCCGCAAACTAGAGAAAGTCAAGGACATTGGTACGTTCTTGAAGGACGGAAATGGATATAAAGTTACCGCACCAGAAGGTTTCGTTGCGATTAAATCTGGTCGTGCTATGAAATTAGTTGATAGACTTGAGTTCTCGGTTGCGAACTTCACGGTGGACAAAAATTGGGACAAATAAATAATATGGTAGAAACCATTTGAGGTTTTGGATGAAGTCGTTTAGCAATTTTTTCGGTGAGGCTCGTACCAAAGCAGGAAAGGAAGCTGAGAAGAAGGGTTTAGTTCACACAGGTAAAGGATATTACGCCGATAAGAATGGTGCTATTGTCGCCAAAGCTGAAGGTGGTGAAAGACTAGTCAATCTTTCTGCGAAAGAAAAAGCAAGTCTAAAGAACGGATCTCCTTTGATGCCTCCGCAATCTGCTGCGGATGTAGAAACGATGCAACAGATGGCGTCTGGTCTTCAGTCAGTGAAGGGTGGACAAGAACAACCTGCAGCCGAAGAAGAACCCAAAGCGGAAAAAGAAAAAGGTGATGAGGAAGAAGCACTAGTACCTCGTAATGAGGGTGGTGGTGAAATCGTCATTACTTTTGGTCGCTTCAATCCACCTCACGTTGGACATGAAAAACTCATCAATAGAGTTGCTGATGAAGCACATTCTAGTGGTGCAGACTATATGATCTACCCAAGTCATTCAAACGATCCTAAAAAGAATCCTCTGGATTTTGGAACTAAGTTGAATGCCATGCAACACATGTTCCCTAGTCACGCTTCTAACATTGCAAATGATCCGCAAAACGGAAGAAACATTTTTGATGTTCTGAAGAATCTACATGCACAGGGATATGATAATGTGAAGGTTGTCGTTGGTGATGACCGTGTAAAAGAGTTTACGAATATGACTTCCAAATATAATGGGAAGACATACAACTTTGGTAAACTTGACGTTGTAAGTGCTGGAGAAAGAGATCCTGATTCTGATGATGTAGAAGGTATGTCTGCATCTAAGATGAGAAAAGCGGCAATGGAAAATGACTATGACGCTTTTAAGAAAGGTCTACCTAAAGATATGGCATCGAAGGAAGCAAAAGCAATCTACATGCAGTTGCGTCGTTCAATGAATATCGATGAACAAACTTGGGAAGTTGCTCCTAAGTTGGAGGAAGAAAATCTCCGCGAAGCATATCGCAACGGTGAAATCTTCAATGTAAATGACATTGTAGAGAACCTCAACACTGGTGTAATCGGCAGAATTATTACCCGTGGTACAAACTATGTCATCGTAGTTGATGAGGAAAACAGAGTCTTCCGCAACTGGATCAAAGATCTTATGGAAGTCCATTGGGAGATCGGTACTGATGAATACCGCAATGCAGTGATGGCATTGACTCCTGGTCAACCTGTGGTTGATTTTACAAAAAACAAAATCACACTAAATAGTAAAAAAACGAGCAAAAAGAATGGACTTAAATAAGTATTCTTCATATCTTTCACTCGATCCTTCTGCACTCTATGCTGCACAAAGATTGGTAGAAAGAGTTGTTAGATATCATGGCGAGGAATATGAAGCCATGGTTCAGGAACTAGAGGAGTCTCTACATGGCAAGACTCTAGAATATGCAATGGAACTCTTCGAGGAGAGAATTGCTGAAGGTCTAGAGTACATGGGTGTAAAGATTGCCTTCAATGGTAAGACTTACAGTGCTCCTACTGTTGGACTCTATGGTGTTAAATCGAAACCAGAAATTAAAGCTGGTATCAAAGCAAAGGTTCTCGCGAGAAACGAAAGAGAACAGAAAGAAGAATACGAAGTCTCTCTTGCTGACAAGAAAGGTAATACTCAGGCTTATAAGAACTATAAGGCTGGTATGAAAAATAAGTTGACTGGTAAACCTCTATACAAAGCAGGTAAAGGTGTTGAAGAAGCACTTGATCCTGTAGGTCAGGAAGACGGTGATGTCAACAACGACGGTAAGAAGGACAAGACCGATAAGTATCTGAAGAATCGTCGTCGTGCAATCAGCAAGGCAATTGCTGCTAAAGAAGAACATGAAATCGAAGCACTGGTTGATTACTTTGTAACTGAACAGATCGCTAAGAGTCCAGAAGAACTCGACGAGATCATGTTTGAGATCGATGAGGAGCATACCGAGTACTTCCTTGAGAAAGCAATGGAACTCAAGGGTAAGAAGAAAGGTAATGTAATCATCAATCCTAAGACGGAGAAGATGCAAGAAGAGGAACAGTCTGGTCAAGAAAAGACTCAACTTGCAAATCAAAAGAGAATGATGGCGAAGAAACATATGATGGATCGCCAGAAGATGCAACTCAAGAAACAGGGTAAACTCAACGTCAACGCTGAAAGTGTTGAGATGGTTAATGAGGTAGATTACTCTGGTACTCCTGCGAAGAATGATGCTGAGTCTGAGAAGGCAAAACAGTATCCTACGTTCGCTGAACTGAAAGCAAAACTTGCACAAGCAGGTGATCCTGCAAAGGGAATTCCTGCTGATACTCAACTACCACAGACTTCTTTGAAGAAGGAAGAGGTAGAAGATATCGAAGAACTCTATAAGGGTAAGCACGGTCAGTCTGAGAAAGAGTATCAAGACTCACGTTCTGATGCAGGTAAGATGGTCTCTGGTGATTCCAAGGGTAGTGGTGCAAATTATTCTTATAAAGCAAAGAATACTGGACCTAATCCTGCTGGAGGTTCTAAGAAACCACAAGGTCAAGCTCGCATGGGTGCCAAAGATAGAGAGTATCTTAAGTATCGCAAGGCAAACCTGAAGGCGAAGAAGGAAGAGTTTGAGATGGATGAGGCAACTTATCCTCAGGATTTCAAAGGTGGTCCTGTAGCAAAAAAGAAAACAGGTAAACCCAATGCTCAGGGTGACTATGGTAAGAAGGACATCAATGAAGAAGATGCAGATCGTTTGAGAGATCAACGCATGGAACGTGGTGGTGTTGATGGTAATACCAATTACAGAAAACCAGCAAAGTTCGCATCTGGTCCTTCTAAGAAAAAGTATGACGGTATGTCCGCACTCGATAGAGTGAAGTCAGATATTCGCGCCAAGTATGGTAAGGGTGCGATTATGGATACTAAGAAGAAGTGATACTAAATAGTGTGGCTCGCAATATTTGAGGCACACTATTATGTTATCTTTCTTACTACCATTCGCATACAAAATTGTTGACGCTGCAGTTGCCAAAATCCCTGATGATGAGGAACTGGGCGAAAAACTACTTGACATTTGCTTACTCATTCTGGGTAAAGCAGTCAAACTGACAAAGACTGATATGGATGATCAGCTTTTAGAAGCTGTCACCAAAGCAATCAAAACACGCGAGGAAGCGTGATCTAGGGGGCATACGCCCCCTTTTGTTATAAATAAATTATAGGAATACAAACTTATAAGGAAGTCCAATGGCAATTTACGGAACAATCGATGCCGCAACTTTTGCAAACAATGTAGGTGTCACCTCTGGTGATGCTACCGTCACTAAGAACGCTGCTGACACAGTTGCGGAAGGTGATGTCCTTGAATTGGGTGGAGTTGCTTACATCGTAAGAACAGTTACTAGTACTACTGCAATCGAACTGCATAAAGCATATGCAGGTTCTACCAACAATGCCCTCTCTGGTGCAGTTCGTAGAACTCCTCCTAAGTCGGTTGCTGAGTTTGTCGTCAAAGGTGGCGACAGCAACACTGACTGGCAAATGATTTTTGTTGACACCACCGAGAGAGATGTTGCATCTAACAAATCTCGTGGTATCACTGGTCCTGGTTGGTGGTTGTACAGATCGTACACTGATGTATCGGGTAGAACCCGTCATAAAGCAGAATGTCTCGCATTCGTTCACGCAACTGCTGCTGCAGCCGGTGACGACGCTGATGACACCATCGTGGCAGACGTGCTCGAAACGATTACGATCGGCACTCAACCTGCTAACCAGACCACTTCTTCTGGTGCTGCAACCTTCACTGTTGCTGCAACTGTCGATCAGTCTGGTACTCTTGCATATCAGTGGCAGAAGAGAACCAGTTCTGGTGGTAGATTCTCCAACGTCTCTGGTGCAACTAGTGCATCTCTCGCGTTGACTGGTCAAACCGCCGCTGCTGATGGTAATCAGTATCGCGTTAAGATTACCACCTCTAAGGGTGCTGCAGAAGTTACATCTAGTGTCGCAACCTTGACCTTCGGTTCTTGATAATTTGATTTTATAATATGAAGTTTAATGAGTTGAATGAGGATAACTTTCTGTTATTCGCTATAAAACATTATGACAACCCACAATGTGCCACGAAAGATGACTTCTATGAAGATCTGAAACGTTTTAAGTACATCAAGAGACTGTTCAAAAGATACGTCAAAACTGGTGTACTTAAAACTCATCTTTTATTGAATCACATTATTGTTGTTTATAACATCTTTGGTGATGCTGGTACTCCTCTCTTGTTTTTTAAACTAGAGTCTGAGTACTGGTCTCCGCTAAAGTCTTTTATGGTGTATCTTGATCGTATGGGTGATCAAGATTTGACTCAGGTTAACGTTGATGAACACTGTTTGGAAGAGTTGAAGAAGATATGACAATTGCAAACTCTGCTGGTAATGGTGGATTCTCGGGTTCGGCGAATGCTGCAGGACCCACTGCTGGTTATGATCCAGTGATTGATTTTAGAAAAAAGGTTCCCAGAAGATTACCAAAACCTTATCGTGATGCTATGAGAGATGAGCAGAAGAAGACTAAGAAATTGAGAGAGATGGTTAGAAACCATCAGATGAAACAACTTAATGAAAGCGGTGGTAAGGTAATCGACCAACTCAAAAAACTAGTTCACGGTGGTGAATCTGGTGCAATTACATTTGACTCGGGTGAGAAGATGCAGATGAACCCTGCTGCTGCATCTAAATTAGTAGACTTATACAGAAATTTAAATGCAAGTAACAGAGTGAAGATGATTAAAACTATTAATAGTTCATCTTCTGGTCTTGTTAAGATACAACAATTCGCTGACTCAAGAGGATAAGACAATGGCCTTCGGTCTGGGAAAAATACAAGTCCTAGAATCCAAATTAGATATCTACGAAGATCTTTCTAGAGAAATGCTTTCTAGGTTAGAGAATGCTGTAGATAAAATTTCGGAGAATAGTAATCGTGTTGCTCTTGTTCTTGAAAGACATGAGGCAAGATTGGACGAAGGCGAAAGAACTAATGAAGCGATCATGAAGTTGGTCGAAAGAGTTGAAGAGAAGATTGATAAGGTAGAAGATAGAGTCAATCAACTCTCAAGATTCAGATGGATATCGATCGGTATCGGTACTGCTGCAGTTGTAATCTTGAAGTCATCAGAACTCTTTGGAACTATCCTGTCACTTCCACAAAAACAATTGACAAACTCAACCATCTATGGTAGCATACCAACAGTCGGTCGCATTATGTAATGAGTTTCATTGACGAGAAATACATCAACTTGTATTCTCCGAGACTTGAAAAGTTTGCTAAAAAGAAGAGAGGTCTGTACAATTTCAGATGTCCCTATTGTGGTGATTCCAAGCGTAACAGGAATCGTGCAAGGGGGTTTTTCTTTCTGAAGGGTGCTGACTACATCTACAAGTGTCACAACTGTGGTGTAGGTAGAACTCTTGCAAACTTCTTGAAAGATCACGACGTTATGCTCCATGACGCTTATGTTATGGAGAGGTTTAAGAATGGAATTACGGGTAAGGGAACCAACACGCCAACACCAAAACTAGAGTTTGAGAAACCTAAGTTCAAGAAGAACATTCTCTCGACTCTGAACAAGATGGAAGAACTAAATAGTTCTCACCCGGCTGTTGAATATCTAAATTCCAGACGAATCCCGTTGAAAGGATTGTACTACACTGATAAATTTAAACAGTGGACTAACACCCACAAACATACCTTCGAGAGTGTAGATACAGACGAACCAAGAATCATCATACCTCTAATTGCTGATGGTGAAGTGTTTGGTTTTCAGGGAAGATCCCTAAACCCAAAGTCCAAGTTACGCTACATCACGGTGATGTTGGATGACTCCAAACCTAAAGTGTTTGGTTTGAATCGTATTGATACTAAAGAGGTTGTTTATGTCACAGAAGGACCCTTCGACAGTTATTTCCTTGGAAATGCTATTGCTATGTGTGGTAGCGATGTTGACCTCCGCTCTATGGATTATCAGTTCGTTTTCGTCTTCGACAACGAACCAAGAAACGCAGAAATCGTTAAGAAGATTGATGCAGCCGCCAAGCGTGGAGATCAGGTAGTCATCTTTCCAAAAGATATCAAGGAGAAAGACTTGAATGATATGGTCCTTGCTGGACGAGACGTACAAACTATGGTAGAATCAAATACCTATAGTGGACTAGAAGCAACTATTAAACTGACTGAATGGAAACGAGTATGAGCAACGGGATCAAAGTACAGAAAAGAACTGGTGAATTCGAGCCCTTAAATCTCGATAAGATGCATACTATGGTCGAGTTTGCATGTGAAGGACTTGCTGGTGTTTCTGCTTCACAAGTAGAAATGCAGTCAGGTATTCAATTTTTTGATGGTATTACTACAGAACAGATTCAACAGATCCTGATTCGTTCTGCAAGTGATTTGATCACCCTGGAGAATCCAAATTACCAGTTTGTTGCTGCTAGACTTCTGTTGTTTAGTATGCGTAAATCTGTTTTTGGTGCATCTTGGGCAATCAGTCATACTCATCTTTCTATCCACATTGAGAAGTGTGTTAAGAAAAATGTCTATGATGACTCAATCATTAATAAGTATACAGCAGAAGAGTGGGATACGATCGATAAGTATATCGACCATGGTCGTGATTTCCTGTTTACATATGCAGGACTTCGCCAAGTTGCCGATAAGTATCTCGTTCAGGATCGAAGCAGTGGAGAAGTCTATGAGACTCCTCAATACATGTATATCATGATCGCAGCGACTTTGTTCCAAAACTATCCAAAGGAAACACGTCTCGATTATGTCAAACGATACTACGACGCAATCTCCAAACACAAAATCAACATTCCCACACCTGTCATGGCAGGAGTGCGAACTCCACTTCGACAGTTTGCTAGCTGTGTTCTTGTTGATATTGATGACACCCTCGATTCTATCTTTAGCTCTGATATGGCAATTGGCCAATACGTTGCACAAAGGGCGGGAATCGGTATCAACTCGGGTCGCATCAGGGGTATCAACAGTAAAATCAGAGGCGGAGAGGTTCAACACACAGGTGTGGTCCCCTTCCTCAAAAAGTTTGAAGCAACTGTACGATGTTGCACACAAAACGGCATCCGAGGTGGATCAGCGACTGTCCACTTTCCTATCTGGCACCAAGAAATAGAGGACATCATTGTACTTAAAAATAACAAAGGGACCGAAGACAACCGAGTTCGTAAACTGGACTACTCGATCCAAATTTCAAAACTCTTCTATGAAAGGTTCATCAAAAACGAAGATATTTCTCTCTTCAGTCCGCACGACGTGCCGGGTCTTTATGATGCTTTTGGCACTGAATCATTTGATGATCTCTATACAAGTTATGAATCTGATGGATCTATTCCGAGAAAGACTATCGGGGCGCAGAAACTGATCCTTGATATGCTCAAGGAACGTGCAGAGACTGGTCGTGTATATTTGATGAATATCGATCACTGCAACAGTCACTCGTCTTTCAAGGACAAGGTGAATATGTCGAACTTGTGTCAAGAGATTACACTTCCGACTGATCCTATCAAACATATTGATGATGATGCTGGTGAGATTGCATTGTGTATTCTGTCTGCTATCAATGTCGGTAAGTTGAAGAACCTGGATGATCTTGAAGAACTCTGTAATCTTGCTGTAAGGGGTCTGGAGGAGTTGATTGACTATCAACAGTACCCAGTTGCTGCTGCAGAACGTTCAACTAAGTATCGTCGTTCTCTTGGTATTGGTTATATCGGACTTGCACATTATCTTGCACGTCATGGTTTCTATTATAGTGAAACACAAGCACACAAACTTGTTCATGACCTGACAGAAGCATTCCAGTTCTATCTACTCAAAGCATCCAATGAAATTGCTAGAGAGAAAGGACCTTGTGAAGGTTTCTCACGAACAAAATATGCTGATGGAATTCTTCCGATCGATACATATAAGAGTGATGTAGATGATATTGTACCGAATGAGTTGAACTATGATTGGAATCGTCTTAGGGCATCTATTCTCGAATACGGACTCAGGCACTCAACACTGTCCGCACAGATGCCATCGGAGAGCAGTTCCGTTGTGTCTAATGAAACAAACGGTATCGAGCCACCTAGAGACTACCTGTCCGTTAAGAAGTCGAAAAAAGGGCCTCTTAAACAGATTGTTCCACAATATGGTTCCCTAAAAAGTAACTATACTTTACTCTGGGATATGTCATCTAATGAAGGATATATCAAGATAGTTTCTGTTATGCAAAAATTCTTTGATCAAGCTATCAGTGGTAACTGGAGTTATAATCCAGAGAACTATCCTGACAATGAAGTGCCTGTTTCGGTGATGGCACAAGACTTTCTAACTACATACAAATACGGTTGGAAGACTTCTTATTATCAGAACACCTACGATGCAAAGACAGATGCAGATGAAGACTTGACAAAGAAAAAGGATGCGTTAGAATCTATGCTTGCAGACATAGAATCTCTAGATGAAGACGATTGTGAATCTTGTAAAATTTGAGGACTTATGGATCTAAGACGTACACCAGTAAATAAAACAATTGAAGGCATGACTGTCTTCAATAAGAATAAAGTTAATACCAAGAAACAACCTATGTTTTTTGGTCAGCCTCTGGGAGTCCAGAGGTATGACTCATACAAGTATCCTATCTTTGACAAACTTACACAACAACAATTGGGATATTTCTGGAGACCCGAAGAGGTCTCTCTCCAGAAAGATAGATCTGATTATCAGACTCTCACACCAGAACAGAAGCACATTTTTACCAGCAATCTTAAGTACCAAGTTATGCTGGACTCTGTACAAGGGCGTGGTCCTGGGATGGCTTTTGTCCCTTACTGCTCACTACCTGAGTTGGAAGCTGCTATGACCATCTGGGAGACCATGGAGATGATCCATAGTCGCTCATACACCTACATCATGAAGAATGTCTATTCAGACCCTTCAGAGGTCTTTGACACCATTCTGGATGACGATAGGATCTTGGACCGTGCCAAGAGTGTCACAGCGTCCTATGACGCACTGATCAATGCTGCTCACCAGTTCGATACTGGTAATATGTGGAAGGGTGATTGGAAAGATTCTCCTACTGCACAGTGGGAGATTAAGGATCTTAAGAGAAAACTGTATCTTGCTATGGTTAACGTGAATATCCTTGAGGGTATTCGTTTCTATGTTTCATTTGCTTGTACGTTTGCCTTTGGTGAACTCAAACTGATGGAAGGATCCGCTAAAATTATTTCACTAATCGCTCGTGATGAGTCACAACATCTTGTATTGACTCAAAATATTCTTAAGAATTGGGCGAATGGCGATGATCCTGTTATGCAGGATATCATGCGTGAAGAGGAAGAGAACGTCATTCAGATGTTCAGGAATGCAGTTGACGAGGAGAAGAGTTGGGCGGACTATCTTTTTAAAGATGGTTCGATGATTGGTCTAAACGCTAAACTGCTAAGTCAGTATGTCGAATGGATCGCTAATCGTCGTATGAAGGCGGTTGGACTTGATCCAATTTATGATGTTGCTGCAAAGAACAATCCTCTGCCTTGGACTCAATACTGGTTGAACTCCAAGGGTCAACAGAATGCTCCACAAGAAACAGAAATCGAATCTTACATCGTTGGAGGTATCAAACAAGATGTCAAAGGAGACACGTTCGCAGGATTCAGCCTTTGAGAAAATTTGGAAAGAGATGGATGAGATTGAACCTCTCACTCCATCTGTGAAACAATGTTATGATGCTTATCTGAATGCTGCAGAAGCATACGATAAAGTATTGGATGAATTAGATGGACCAGAAACCACAGTTTGAATTTGAAGTCGTCTTCGATAAAGAGAAGGAGACTACAATTCAAAAAATTAAGAGGTGGATCTCAAAGAGAAAACCGCCTCTTAATACCATTCTCATGCACCTATTTTCCTATGTGGAAGTATGGTATTGGGAAGGTAAACTCAAACAAACCATGTCTGGCGTTGACAGTCAGATAGAAGATTTACATGAATTATGGGACAATGAACACTCCGTCAGAATCAGAGTGGAGGAAGAACCTTCTGGAGTCGCCGGTCTTTCCACTTTCACAATCAGATCTCCGTTTGTTGATAAAGGGACCGAAGAGTCTGAGTCAGGCGTGGAGACTTCAAGCTTTGAAATTGAAATTCCAGATCCATGGGATAAAAAGTAATAAATAGTACATCTTATCATGTACACATATGAAACCTCAATCTGCAAAAGCCAAAGGAAGGAATTTGCAAAAGTGGTTCAGAAACATTCTTATTGAAAAACTAAATATTCACCCCGAGGATATCGAATCCCGATCCATGGGAGCCGGTGGTGAAGACCTTATCATGGCACGAGCGGCTAGACAAAAGTTCCCGTTTTCTGTAGAATGCAAGAACGTTGAGAAACTAAACGTCTGGGAAGCTTACGAACAAGCCAAGGAGAATTCTAAAAACTACGAACCAATAGTTGTAATGAAAAAGAATAGAAAAAAACCATTGGTGGTAGTTGACGCTGAATTCTTTGTTGGATTACTAGAACTCAAAAATGGCACCATTAACGAGGAAGGATCTAATTAAAATCATCGTAGCAGACGAGATGGTTGGAATGCAAGATCCCACCGAATACAACAAAAATCTTAGACATTGCTATCAAAACTGGGAACACAAATCTAGTATAGAGCTTTGTACTAAATACAATCAGATTAGACACGAACACTTGACGGTCGATCTGTTAGCCACAGACCCTTGACACTCCAGTCCAGATCCTTTATAATGTGACCTGACAAGGGAGATTAACTCAGCGGTAGAGTGGTTCCCTTACAAGGAATAAGTCACTGGTTCGATCCCAGTATCTCCCACCTGATCATTTTATAACTATGATTCTTGAAACACTTTTGGCACTCACGCCACTTGACTATGACTATCTTGCACGTGCTGTTCAAGTAGAAGCGGCACCTGGAACGATGGATGAATACTGTGTTGCAGTATCTGTCTTGAATCGTGTTCGATCACCATATTTCCCCAACACAGTTGCGGATGTAGTATATGCCCCTGGACAGTATGAGGGGTTTGTCTACAAGCGACCTGTGGCGAATCCTGTTGTCGTTCAACGACTGATGGATAATAGTAAAATGCTTTCAGCATATAGTATTATTGGTGATAGAACTGACTTCAAAGGTCAGACACAACTACCCTACAGGGTTGTGTCTGAAGATCCAATGTGTTCTCCTAACGGTAACTTCTTCCATTATCACTGGCAATCATGATCATTAGAAAACTCAAAGAAGTCAAAGAATTACTTACCAAAAAAACTAGTAACGAAATTGAATGTGCAATTGACGAAGACGTTGTTGATTGTAAAGAACTAGAAGATGATGGTTTGGATTACGAAGATCAGTATTATACAGGAGTTCCTGCTCCTCCTTATCTACAAGACGATCCATGGTTTGGTCCTGCTCCTACCTATTCACAGAAGCAACTAGACTACATGGTACAGGAAACAGAAATTAAACAAAAAGAAAGAGAGGAGAACTTCTCTGTGGAGTCTGAAGACATCCATCAAAGGATGTATGAGATTGCCACTCAAAATTCTCCTACAACCATCCAGCTGAACCCGCCTGGTGGGTCTGAGAACGTCTGGATGTCTGGTACAGGTATGGGACAATTCAATGAGTAATGAAGACTGGCGGTACACCGACTCAAAAATGAGACTTCGTTCAGAAGTATTTGAAATTCTTCTCCATCGATTCGGTTCAAAACTTGACGACAATGGAGAACCAATGTATAATATGTCATCAATTACGGAGTGCGCCCACGACTGGGTTTCACAAGGTAATAAAAGATCTGATGGTATTGTAAAGTACTATCTCGCCTATTATTCGTAGGTTCTTTTCTGACTCAGTAGCTCAGTTGGATAGAGCAACTGCCTTCTAAGCAGTCGGTCATAGGTTCGAGTCCTATCTGAGTCGTTAGGAACTTGAGACGTTCCAACCATAGGTGCCACTCAGCAACAGGGCCATCACTGTCCTGCAAGTTTGGAATCAGCCCCCTTTGGATATTCGCGGAGGACCTGCGTCTTACTCCATTGCAAACTGTCAGTATACTGGGTGTAGCGCCCACATAGTATAAGGATAAGTGTAATGTCATTGGCCTATAGTTCAGCGGCAGAACGTCTGACTGTTAATCAGAATGTCCCTGGTTCGATCCCAGGTGGGCCAGTTACCGAGGTTTTCTCGGTATATACATAGATTGAATTCACATGATCGATTTCGATAGTTTTACAGGACGATTTTATCTTTGCTACAAAGGACGAATTGTATGGTTTGATTGTTATGATCACGCCGAAGACTGGATTCAACTAAACAACCTGGAGGAATACTTCAATGGACTGGGACAGCACAACGAAAGATCAAAAGCGTAAAGATGCATTTCACATCTTTTACGAAAGCGTACTGAAACCAGACCATGAGCTGCGTCAAGATGCACATGAGCAGAAATGTTATAATGAACTTCTTGAATGGCGTTCCGAAGTTATTGCTTACTTGGATGGTCGTCGTGTACAAGAATTCTATTGACGGGGAGTGGCGCAGTTTGGTAGCGCGCTTGCTTTGGGAGCAAGATGCCGCAGGTTCAAATCCTGTCTCCCCGATCCCCAAATAATTGAGGACTATTAATGCCAGAAATCATCAAAATCAAAGACATGGAAGCGAACATGGATCACTATATGGATCGATGTGAAGCAGGAGAAACGTTCTTTATTGAACACGAAGATGGTAAACTGGTTGCAATGGTTCCTGCGAAGGAATTTGAGGACGCAAAGGAAATCATCAACGACTTCCATTACCAGCATAATCATGACGATGCTTGCTAATTTATCTGAAATAAACTAATGACATTTGAAGAACTATTTGAAGGTACTTTTGAAAACGAGAAACAGGCAAAGTCTGGTACTCAATGGTCTTGGATTGTAATCAAGAACGAGAAGATTGACACAGATACCTTCAGGTGTACTCAAGCGTATAAGTTTGATGAAGATAACCCCTATAAAGAATACATCACCAAGTTTACCTATGACGGTAACAAAGTCTATTCCAGAATGTATACTAAAGATCTGGAATACCGCCAAGGTTGTGATCTAGTTTTTGAATTACAAGACGATGGTGTGTGGTATGGTCATAATACCTGTAAAGACTGTTGGGTAGAGGTTGGTAAAATCAAAGCATATCAACTCTCTGACATCCGTATTAGTGAAGGTCATTACAACATCATTGATGTGGGTGTTGATCCAGTTAAGAGAGACATTGTTTGGGGTTCCAAATATGGTTATCTCAAGTTTGTGCCAATTTAGCTCAGTTGGATAGAGCAGCTGTTTTGTAAACAGCAGGTCAACGGTTCAAGTCCGTTAATTGGCTCTAGTCTCGGACAGACTTAAAACTTGCCCTGGTCGGGATGGGTTTTACGACCCCTCGGGTTTCTTGTTTTTCCATAAGAACAAGTGGTGCGGATGGGATAACCTCCCGCCAGGTTTCTTGTTTCCTGTCAAAGAACAAGTGGCGTGCATGGCTTTTGGGGACTGACCGTCCCCACCTAGTCGGTATGGCGGAATTGGTAGACGCGCTGGGTTTAGGTTCCAGTGGCTTTATGCTGTGGAGGTTCAAGTCCTCTTACCGACATTTTACAAAACTTGACAAAATGTAAAGTTTACTATATAATAGTAACAGTTCTTTACATAAGACAATGACCGTAACAACGAATGAGTATGGCCAACAGAATATGTTCGCCAAAGAACCTCAGATGTATGTTTCTAAGACCGACGCTGAGCGTTATGGTTACGAGACATATGCAGAACGTGCTGAGAAACTAAATGGTCGCACTGCGATGCTTGGTTTTATTGCAGCAGTTATTTCTTATGCTACCACTGGTAGTATTTTCTTCTTCGGTGCCTTCGGCATCTGATGATTCCCGCACTTTTATCACTAAATTTTTATCGGAGATTTACAATGAACGAAACAGCAGAACGTTTTAATGGTTGGGCAGCAATGATCGGTATCATTGCAGCATTCGGTGCATACGCAACTACAGGACAACTTATCCCAGGAGTCTGGTAATGGATGTGTTGGCATCTGTAATCCTAGGATTCGGGGTCGCATGGTTGATAATCAATTTTAATACTGATATTGATAATGATGACGATGATCTTGGTGGTGGCATGATGATTCCAGCGACAAACCCCATTTGACAAAAGACACAATTAGTTGTAAAATCTAGGTTCGTTCACACACTACGTTTAATGACTTTCAATGTTACTCTCATCTCTCCCGACGGCACCACGAATGCCATTACCTGTGAGGACGATCAGTACATTCTCGATGCGGCTGACGAAGCGGGTATTGACCTACCCTATTCGTGCCGTGCTGGTGCTTGCTCGACGTGTGCGGGTAAACTTGAATCCGGCACTGTAGATCAGTCTGATCAGTCTTTTCTAGATGATGATCAAATGGAAGCAGGATTTGTACTCACTTGTGTTGCATATCCCACTTCTGATGTTACAATTAAAACTGAACAAGAGGACTCACTTTACTGATGATTGGAAAACTTGATCCTGATGAAGACATTATGGATGATTCTATTATCGCACAACGGAAATCAACTGCCTTAATGAAGGCACTACATGACAACATCAAAAATACCATCGCAAAACTAGGATGGGATTGCTATGATAATGTAGTCGTTGAAATTGCAGGATCATCAGTCTATATGATTGATGGTGCTGGTACTAAATGGGCTCCACATAAGGGAACGGTTAAATATAATAAAGATGCGTTCATCGTGATCAAAAATCTTGATCGCAATCCAACTGTTCCATCTCAACCGAACCCTGAACTGAAGCAACACCATGCCGAATCCTGATGCACTCTGGGAAGACATCCAGAAACTTGATGACTTGTATGAGGAACTCCTTTGGGATCCTGATGATGAGTTGCAATTCACACATGATGGTGAAAAGATCATAATTATCAATAAAACTCAGAGTCTTAAGTATAAATAACTACTCCTTGCACATTTAAAATGGCACTTCTCGCAACAGTTGGTATTTTACTCGGTACTTTTGTGGGTGCCGCGTTGATGACACAATCAGGTGAAGAGTCTACTAAGACATAATACGCAAATCTAAAATCATTCTAAAATATAAACAAAACTGGATAGAACTCTTATAAAATAAGGGGGTTCTATCCAGTTTTTTGCCAGTAGTCACATGAAGAATTTACACCAGACATACGGTCACTATCTACACACCGATAAACTGCTCGACGATCATGATATTAATGAGCGAGTTCTATCATATGGGTGGACCGATGATGGTGAAAAATTAACTGGGTACTATGTCTTGACAGAACACCACCATCTGTACTATAATCTTCAGGACCAGTTGGTTGAGAAGGTTCCTTCAGAATCAGTCGCTGGTCGCGTTGCTTGACAGATCTGAAAAAATCTGTTAGTATAAATACTTAACCTTGTGTCATATTTGTTACAAGGGTATACTTAAACGGAACCATGTCGAGGTTCCTATCATCCGTGGGTTAAACTCTACGAGAAATAACTAAAGGTACAAACAATGATCAAATCTTTCTTCGCTGCTGTTGCAGCTGCTCCTCTCTTCGCTGGTGCTGCAATTGCCGGCCCTTACGTCAATGTAGAAACTAATGCTGGTTGGACTGGTTCTGACTACACTGGCGCTACTACTGATTTCCATGTGGGCTATGAAGGCGCACTGGGTGAGTCTGCTTCTTACTATGTCCAAGGTGGCGCTAGTCTGGTAACTCCTGACAGTGGTTCCGATGAGACTGTTCCTTCTGGTAAGGCAGGTATCGGTGTTGCTGTTACCGATGCAGTTGGTCTCTATGGTGAAGTCTCCTTCATCGGTTCTGGCGACGACTCCATCGACCGTGGTTACGGTGGTAAATTGGGCGTGAAGTACAACTTCTGATAACCAGAAGTTAACTTAGAAAGGATATCCTAACAATAAATTGCCGCTCCTTACTAGGGGCGGTTTTTTTATGGTTAAATTTAAATTAACCCGTATTAAATACCTTAGTTTGTTAAAGACCCCTTAACGACAACATCAAATTTTTTTGATATAATATGCAGGTCTTTAACGGACAAACACTTTATTCTAAAAAAAGAAATGAAACAAATCGCACTTGCCGCTCTGGCACTTTCTGCACTAGCGACACCTGCTTTCGCTGGTCCTTATGTCGAATCAAAGCATGAGTTTAAGGGCACTGATGAGGACTACTCCAAAGCAGTCCACCAAGGTCGCGTTGGATATGAATGGAAAACTGGTCGTTTCTCTCCTTACGTTGAAGGAGGTCTGGGTGTATCTGCTCCAGATGGTGGTGATAATGACACCTTCAAAGTTCTTGAAGTTGGTAGTAAAGTAAAGATCACTGATAGTTTCTCTGCTTATGGTAAGTGGGAAAACGTCTTCCAAGATAGCGATGACACTCGCGACTGGAAAGTAGAAATCGGCACCAAGTACAAGTTCTGAGGTAAAGGAGAATGAAACTCAAAGCACTCGCTGCCACTGTTTTGGCAGCACCCCTGATGGTGGCATGTGGGTCCACCGAGACAACATCCTTCAAACTTAATGGAGCAGGTGCTACCTTCCCTGCTCCTCTATACAACTCCTGGTTCCAAGAAATGGCTAAGGAGACGGGTAACCAAGTCAACTATCAAGCAGTTGGTAGTGGTGCTGGTGTCCGTCAATATACTGCTAAGACCGTTGACTTCGGTGCCAGTGATGGTGCTGTAAGTGATGAGAAACAGAAGATTCCCATGATTCATGTTCCCATGACTGGTGGTGCTATTGTTCCTGCTTATAACAATCCTGGTTGTGAAGCAAAGATGACTCAGACACAACTTGCTGATGTCTTCCTTGGTAAGATCACTAACTGGTCTGAGTTTGGTTGTGCTGACAAGAAGATCACAACTGTATGGAGGTCTGATGGCTCGGGCACCACCAAAGGTTTTACCAACTCTTTGTCCGCTTTCTCTCCTGAATGGAAAAAGAATGTAGGAACTGGTAAGTCAGTCTCTTGGCCTGTTGGTATTGGTGGTAAAGGTAACTCTGGTGTTGCCGCTGGTATCAAACAACTGGATGGTGCTATTGGTTATCTAAACTATGGTTATGTAACTGGTGGTCAGTTCCAACAGGTTTCTCTGCAAAACAAGTCAGGTAACTTTGTAAAGGCAAATGCAGAAACTTCTGCTGCAGGTCTTGACAAGATTATTCTGGACGATAAACTGAGAGGTGCCGATCCAAACCCTGCAGGTGCGAATGCTTACCCAATCGTATCTCTGACCTGGATCTTGGCATATCCTGAGTCCAAAGAAGGAGTCAAGGAGACGCTACGTTATATGTTGAGTGAAGAGTCTCAAGCGAAATCTGATGCTCTGGGTTATGTACCTCTTCCAGAGTCTCTTCGACAAAAAGCGCTTGCTGCTGTTGACACGATTCAGTAAATGTAGTATAGTCAGGGGATCTCTTGATCCCCTTCGATAATGAAAAGAAAACTTAAGAAGGCAATCAAAAAATTTTTTGAACCTACTGATAAACAAGAATCATTTGACTATGATAATCTCTTTGATCTTGTAGAGAGACTTCAATATCGTATTGAAGATATGGAAAATGAACATATGCAACTTATAGTTAGGTTTGCTCACCTTGAAGCCAAACTTGACAATCACGAACATGAAGGGGGTTGACAACCCTCTTCTTTTTTTGTATAATACTGGAAAATCATTTTGTCATGAACTACAAACCTTATTCACCTGAGTGGCATAGGTATCGTTATCTTAAGGAAGCGATTGATAAATACTTCGAGGATTACGTTGACAACGAAGTTATTTACGAAGACATTATGTGCATTCTAGGAGATAGAATGTCAAATGCAGTTAATGAAGTCAACAAAGTTCTTGATTTAAAAGACAAACTCAAAAAGAACTAACATGCTTTCAACCCAGTATCGACTCCGATTGGAGTTCATCTGCAAAAAGATTGCTAACAACGAAGAAGTAAAACTAGAGGATATGATCTGGGCAGAGAAACTTGCCAAGGCTCATACAACTGCTAGAGATTGGTTGAACAAAGCACGCCGACAGTCCAATGGGATTGAGGAGGGCAGTATCGACGATTTTATGAATAAGATGGGACTAGGAGACCCCGACCCATCTAATCATAGAACGGGGTTTGAAGGTGCTGATGAAATTGTAGACTGGTTCCAACGCGATAAACCTGATGACTGGAGACAACGTGACTGAAAAGATTACTCCCGAGACATACGAAAAAATGAATGAGGAGTTTGAAGAGGATGGTCTTGCTTTCAGGATCAAAGTTCCCACACAAAAAGAAATCGATGAATGGAGGCAACGTGACTGATAATGGATTTGAACCTTGGGAGGAAGAAACTAACAGGGTAATTGCTAAAGATCTCATTGAGAATGTTGAAAAACTTTTATGTGGTAAGGCACATTACCTTGAGTGCTCTGACCGTACTACATATCACAAAAAAATTGTAATTGAATACGATCACGAAAACAAATGACAGACAACGCAGTTCTCTATTCAAAAGAAAATTGTCAGTGGTGCGACCGTGCCAGAATGTTACTTGACAATTTGAACATCGATTATCTTGAATACAAATACGAAAAAGATTTTACTAAAGAACAATTCTACGATGAGTTTGGAGAAGGTGCTACCTTTCCCCAGGTGAACTTTGGTTCGACTCACGTCGGCGGATTTAAGGACACACTGCATTACCTGCAGGACAGACGAGTTATTTGACAAACCCCCTAACCCATAGTATAATACAGAGGAAATCAATCAAGTCTTTCGCTTCTGTGTTAGTTTCTAAATAATCATAGAACTATAGGGGGACACACTTTTTCTCAATAGAAACAAACACAGGGAGTAAACCAATGATGATAGCTGTTTATGTGTTCGTAGTTCTCGGAGCATTCCTCATGGGAACTGTAACCTCTTGGGTCGCCAAGGATCATATCGATGCCTTCATCGATAATGCTGCATATGCAAAAGCAGTCACGCATCCAGAAATGCTGAACTCTGATGGCACTGTTGATCAGTCTGAACTGTTAACACTAAGCTTTTTGTCAGATGAAGACTTTGATGACGATGATGACCTATGAATTAAGATCATGATTCTCGTTGACATGAATCAGTGCATGATCAGTAACTTGATGATGCAGATTAAAGTCGGTGACAAACTAGATGAAAAACTAGTCCGACATATGGTACTCAATTCCCTGAGATCTTACAATAGAAAGTTCAGGGAAGAGTACGGAAACATGGTCCTTTGCTACGATAGTAAACACTATTGGCGCAAGGACTATTTTCCTTTTTATAAACAAAATAGAAAGAAGGATAGAGAAAAATCTAATCACGATTGGAACGCAATCTTTGAAGTGCTAAACAAGATTCGTGATGAGATCAGAGACAACTTCCCATACATTGTAATGGAGGTATCTGGTGCAGAGGCTGATGACATTATCAGTGCCTTATGTAAGTATTCTTCAGACACATCAGATGAAAAGGTACTAATCCTTTCTGGTGATAAAGACTTCATTCAACTCAAGAAGTTTTCTACTGTTAGTCAGTACAACCCTCTTCAAAAACATTTTGTCAAAGATGTAGATCCTATTGAATACATCGCAGAACACATCATCAAAGGTGATCGTTCTGATGGCATCCCTAACTTCCTGTCTTCTGATGATACTTTCGTTACCAACAAAAGGCAACGACCAATAAGTAAGAAGAACCTAGAGAAGTGGATTTATTCTAGTCCTTCTGTATTTTGTAATACACAGGAGAAACTAGATAACTATGAGAGAAACAAGACACTGATTGATCTTGACTGCATCCCTTTATCACTTCGGATGGAAATTGTCGATAAATTTAAAGTGTTAAATAGTAATGATAAAACAAAGTTGTCGATTGACTACTTCGTCAAGAACGAATTGACTTCACTCATGAATAACTTGGAGGATTTTTAAACCATGGCTGAATTACAAAAGGACCAAATGCTTCTTTCAGAAGTATTGCAAAAGGTATCTAATGCTAAAACAAAAGCACAGAAGATCAAAATTCTAAAAGATCTTCGTACTGATGCCCTTGTCTCTATCCTGATTTGGAATTATGATGACAGTGTAAAGTCCATGCTCCCTGAGGGCGATGTACCTTATACACCAAATGATGCACCAGTTGGCACAGAACACACTCGTCTTCTGCAAGAGTATCGTAAACTGTTCCACTTTGTAAAAGGTGGTAATGACTCACTACAGAGAACTACTCGCGAAAGGATGTTCATTCAAATGCTTGAAGGTCTCAGTTCTGCTGAAGCATCACTTATCTGTTTGGTAAAAGATAAAAAACTTCAGAAGAAATACAAAGTAACCAAAGCTTGTATTGATGAGGCATACCCCGACATTGAGTGGGGGAATCGCAGTTGAAGAAAGGAGTTAAAATTCTCCATAAAAAATGTCATCCAGACCTCGCTCAAGATAGATCTCTTCCTTATACAGCTTACTTGGTGACATATGTTGAAGATGGAGAGACTAGTTACGATATCGCAACCTGTAGTAAACAGGTAGAATTATTTGATTATTATTGGGATCTTTATAGACATGACTTCAAGAGATTCGATCAAACTGAAGGAAGAGTCAATCCGAAACTTTGGAACCCAAAGAAGGATGAAAAAAAATGAAAACCTTAGATGTTGCTTTAGTACAATTCTTTCGTAGAGTTGAAGTGATCACCGCTATGGAGATGGGTGGTAAGATCTCATCAGAAGAGGCTTACCAACGAATCAAAATAGAGATGAAACTACTAAAGAAAAACAGAAAACATATCAACAAAGCCTCCTAACGGGGGTTTTTTTCTTGACATAATAAGCGCTTAATGTTAGAATTACATCATGTTCGGAGAAAACTATGACGGTTAAACTTGTCTCGGTCACACCTGATGCTGAGAAGACAATGGCTTATGTTGCTAGGGTGTCCAATCCTAACAACCAACCCAACCCCAACTATGCGGGTCTGCTTCGTTACTGCATCAAACATCAACACTGGTCTGTGTTTGAACAAGCATTCATGACTCTGGAGATTGAGACTACCCGTGGTATCGCAGCCCAGATCCTACGTCACCGTAGCTTCACATATCAGGAATTTTCACAACGGTATGCAGATGTAAGTCTGTTGACTGACAACATTCCTATTCCCGAACTACGCCGTCAAGATACCAAGAATCGTCAGAACTCAACTGATGACCTTCCTCCTGGTGTTGTTGAACAGTATCAGAAGAAGATCCAGAAACACTTTGATGATGCATCTGCACTCTATCAAAACCTTCTGGATGTCGGAGTCGCAAAAGAGTGTGCTCGCTTTGTCCTGCCTCTCGCTTGTCCGACTCGTATCTACATGACCGGCAGTGTTCGGTCTTGGCTTCATTACATCGATCTGAGGTCCGCCCACGGTACTCAGAAAGAACACATGGACATCGCTAATGCATGTCGTGACATTTTCAAAGAACAATTCCCAATTGTTTCTGAGGCAATGGAATGGAATACATGATCTATGATGATTTCCTCCCTGAAGATTTGTTTGTACAAGTCAGGGATGCAATCATCAATTCCAATTTCCCCATGTATTATCAGACCACTACAGTGACTGATAAAAAACGACAAGATGAAATTAGTTTTGCCCATACTCTTTATAGAGACTATGGACCAACTAGTAGTAATTTTGATATTCTAAAGTTGTTGATTGGTCAAAGTGATATCATTGATTGTAAATCTATTTTGAGATCAAAGATCAATTGCTATCCTAGAACTGAGAAACTTGTCGAACATGATCTACACACTGATTATGATTTCCCACATAAAGGTTTCTTATATTACTTGAATACTTGTGATGGGTATACTATACTGAATAATGGAGAGGATACTGTGGACAGCGTTGAAAATCGACTTTTGGTTTTTGATCCTTCTATACCACATGCATCCACATCATGCACTGATGAAAAGTGTAGATGGAACATTATCATGAATTACCTATGAACATCTTTGTGACTGACCCTGACCCTATTGCCTGTGCTAAAGTTCTCCCTGATAAACACATTGTTAAGATGCCACTTGAATGCTGTCAAATGCTATCTATTGTTGCATCTGACAAGTGGGGTCATGGATTTGGTACGCTTCCGAAAGCAGACGGTAACCCTTATGCAACTGAGAAGGGTGCATTTCGTAATCATCCTTGTACTAAATGGGCAAATGACTATGTACTCAACTGGAGGTGGTTGATTCGTCATGGTCTTGCCCTATGTGAAGAGTATTCACATAGATACCAAAAGATCCATACCTGTCTTACTGCACTATCACATGCAAACCAAATTTTTCCATTTGGAGATCCTACAGGTAGATCTGGAAAAGACCCTAAACCCTTTGTTCGCGCTATGCCAGATGAGTTTAAACTTGACACAAGCATCGACACTTTTACTGCTTACAAAATGTACATTAGCAGCAAACCTTGGGTTGCATCTAATTATCTTCGTGACCCATCCAGAAAGCCCGATTGGGTCTGAGTCATGAGACATATTTTATTTACTTTAAAAGAATGTCCACACTACCTCCTAGATGATGAAGCACATATTCGTGAATCCTTAGTTGCTGCTGCAATACTTGCAGAGAGTACACTTCTAGACTTGTCATCACACAAGTTTGATCCACAAGGAGTCACTGCGGTTGCTTTACTTGCTGAGTCACACATCAGCATACATACATGGCCCGAAAAAGGTATGGCTGTCTGTGATGTATTTACTTGCGGGGATCACACTAAACCAGAATCCGCTGCAAAGTATCTGTATCAAGTCATGGGTGCCAAAGATTCGGTCTCTGAAACCTTCACTAGACCATTGCACTAAATAAAACTACACCATTTAAAATCATGCCCACATACCCTGTTAAACATAAAGAGACTGGGGAGACTAAGACTCTCCACATGACCATGAAAGACTACTGTACCTGGAAGGATGAGAATCCAGACTGGGATAAGGATTGGTCTGCAGGGTGTGCAGGCGTCGCCGAAGTTGGTGAATGGAAAAACAAAGTTGACGGTGGATTCAAAGATGTCTTGACGAATATCAAGAACCACCACCCAGGCGCCACATTTGAAGTCTAAACAAAACTATGCCAAGAAAGAAGAAATCTCTCGCTGATACTAGCGCAAAGGTGATGCGTCGTAAGAAACCGATCAATAATGATCAACTTCTTGACATTTCGCCACTTACCCCAACACAAGACAAGGTGTTTGAGGAGTGGACTAAAGACAAAAACCTTTGTCTCTTTGGTGCTGCAGGTACAGGTAAAACATTTGTTGCTCTGTATCTTGCACTGAAGTCTGTTCTGGATGAGAACACTCCCTATGAGAAGATCTATATCGTCAGATCTCTTGTAGCAACCCGTGAGATTGGTTTCCTTCCTGGTGACCATGATGACAAAGCTGCATTGTATCAGATTCCATATAAGAACATGGTTCAATACATGTTCGAGATGCCTTCTGATTCAGACTTTGACATTCTCTATGATAAACTGAAAGAACAGGAAACTATTTCTTTCTGGTCCACCAGTTTTATTCGTGGTACTACTCTCGATAACTCTATTGTTATCATTGATGAGATGCAGAACTTGAATTTTCACGAACTTGATAGTATAATTACAAGGTGTGGTCAAGACACCAAGATTATTTTCTCTGGTGATGCCGTACAGTCCGACCTTCAAAAGACTAATGAACGTAATGGTATTCTAAATTTCATGAGTATCATTCGGAACATGGAAGAGTTCAGTTGTATTGAATTCAATATCCAAGACATTGTTCGTTCTGGTCTGGTCCGAAGTTATCTTGTCGCAAAAATTGAAGCAGGATTTTGATGTTTGAACATGTTGAACTCGATCTCCCTGCTAAACTTAAACGCGAAGAGATCGACGGTAAGAGATACTATCGATTACCTGATGATGATGTAACTAAATTAGTTTCCATCACCACGGTTACTAGTTTCCAATCTAGAAAAGCAATTGCAAAGTGGCGCCGTAAAGTCGGTGAATCAGAAGCAAACAAAATTTCTAGTCGTGCTGCAAGTCGTGGGACTGATATGCACACACTGGTTGAACACTACTTAAAGAACGAACCAATCCCAGAGAAACAACCACTCTCTGAATTCTTATTTAAGTTTGCTAAACCAAAACTAAACAACCTAAACAAAATCCACGCTTTAGAAAAGTCCCTATATAGTAAGAGACTTGGCGTAGCAGGAACTGTTGATTGCATTGCAGAATACAACGGTGAACTCGCTATAGTTGACTTCAAGACTTCAAAAGAACCAAAACCTAGAGAATGGATTGAAAGTTACTTCGTACAAGCTGTTGGATATGCTTGTATGTTGTACGAATTGACTGGTATTTCAGTCAAAAAACTTGTTATCATTATGTCATGTGAAAATGGAGAGTGCGCCGTCTATGAAGAGTACGACAAACAAAAGTATATTCGATTACTTATGCAGTACATCCGTAACTGGAAAGAATTTAATGAGTAGACAAAAGGACGAACTGGAGAACTTGCTCGAGGGTAAGTTCTTAACTGCCTCTAAGTTCTCTCTGGAGATCGAAGAGATTGTTCGTGACTGCAAAGGTGAACTTAATTACATCGAAGCTATCATTTGCTACTGCGAAGAAAACCAGATCGAGTTGGAGTCTGTAAACAAACTGATTTCCAAACCACTCAAAGAAAAGATCCGTGCTGACGCACAGAGATTGAATTGCATCAAAAGAACCACTCGCGCTAAACTGCCGCTGTGACGGGGTTTGAAGTATACAAAACCTATCTAGCAATCAAATTACATTTCACAAAGGACGACTACAATTACTTTACTTTCAATGGGAAGTCAAGGGCATCTGAGTCGTCCTTTGAAAAAAGAAAAGACAGATACTTTTTCAAGAAACTTGCTACTAAGTTTGACAAAGATACTATCTTACAGTTCTTTGTGTCTCATTTTGTAGAGAATAGTAGTACATGGATTGGTGATCTATCTGTATACAACTCTTCCACATATAATGCTTGGAAGAAAAAGATTCAATCTATGACATTCATGTTTGAGAATGATATAGATTATCTTATTGACATCTGTAATTTTGAAGATTTATTTGATTGCAAATCTGGTAATCATCCTATACTATTGCAAGCGTATCTTGGTGATAGAGTAACTCTAGAATCCATGGTAATATTGAATGCTCTGGTCAAATATATTCCTGACTTTGATAAGAAGATCAAGGAACCTATTGTATGGGCAGAAGTAAGAAAGAAGGTAGTGAAATACGAACCTTTTCTTTCTATAGACAAGACTAAATATAAGCGTATCCTATTACAAAAACTCGATGGCATTCTTTGATGAGGTTCCCATCCGTGCTGAAGCTGCAGAACTCTTTGATCTATATCAAAGTATGATGCGTCTAAGTATGGGTGGGTTATTGAATATGGAGCAGAAACAAGATTACCTAGACAAAATGACTAGGATTGTTGAACTGCAAAAGATCATGTACTTCAGAGCAAAATACTCTGAGGAAGATGATGCATTTGAATTCATCCAACACATGAAGCAATGCTCTAGAGTCTTGGGATACGATGGTGATGTAGATGAGGTCTTCACTGCTATGGAGTCGGACCTCAACAAAGCTCAACAAGCACTTAATATGGGAGACACTTGACTCCCACCCTACAACCTGTTATAATGATTTCGTGGACAACACCACACAAGCCAAATACGAACAAATACGGAGAACACACATGTCTTTTTCTTCCCTCAAGCGCGACTCTGCTTCCGCTTTTGAAAAACTGACTCGCGAACTGGAAAAGGTTTCATCTGGAGATAACGGATCGAACAGAGATGACAACCTTTGGAAACCAGAAATGGATAAGTCAGGTAACGGTTATGCAGTGATTCGCTTCCTGCCCGCGCCCGATGGTGAAGATCTGCCTTGGGCAAAGATCTTTAGTCATGCATTCCAAGGTCCTGGTGGATGGTATATTGAAAATTCTTTGACTACCATTGGTAAGTCTGACCCTGTTGGTGACATGAATCGCCAACTCTGGAACAGTGGTTCTGATCGCGACAAAGAAACTGCTCGCAAACAGAAACGTAAACTGTCCTACTACTCTAACATCTATGTCGTTCAGGATCCTCTGCATCCCGAGAACGAAGGTAAGGTCTTCCTCTACAAGTATGGTAAGAAGATCCATGACAAGGTTGTTGAAGCAATGCAACCTGCATTTGCAGACGAGACTCCCATCAATCCTTTTGACTTCTGGAAGGGTGCTAACTTCAAACTGAAGATTCGCAAACTTGATGGTTACTGGAACTATGACAAGTCTGAGTTTGATTCTCCTTCAACTCTTGGTAAGTTTGATGATGATCAACTCGAAGCAATCTACAAGTCTCAGTATTCTCTCGCAGAACTGACTGCTGCAGACAAGTTCAAGACCTACGAAGAACTTGAGAAACGCATGAATACTGTGCTGAACACCAAGAAAGCACCTCGTATCGATCCCGAGACTGTTGAAGATGAGAACGAAGGTCGCGGTTACGATCACGCTAGTGATAGTTTCAACGCTCCTGATATCACACCTACAGCTGTAGTTCCTCAGATGAGTGCAGAAGAAAGTGAAGAGGATGCAATGTCTTACTTCGCTCGTCTTGCTGAAGAATGATAAATAGTTGTGTCACTCTTTCGTGCGTGACACTCTACGAATAGGAATATCGCTTTAATGAGGGGGTTAACCACCCCTCTTTTTTTATGATCTGACGAATGGTTCGGAGATTCTTAGACCTTCCCTACTAACTTTATAATCAGTATTATATTCAAGCAACTTCTCTAGTTCTTCTTCCAATAGACTTAGATATCTCTTCCTAGGAATAATAATATCTCTTTTCTTTTCATTCTGTTCATATTCATACTCTCTGTTAGTAACTGCAGTAAGACCTTGTGTGGCAGATACAGTGTTCACAACTTGTGTTCTTACACCATTGGTTGTACTGTCTGTATAATATTCAAATGACCAGTCAGGTAAATATCCAGATGCTTGTTGTGTAGTAGTTTCTGCATATTCAACAATGATACCCTGTTTTAATACTTCGCCCAAATTACTATCAACTACTCTATCAGTTTCCCAGTGACGAATCTTATCAACATTACTAGCACCATACTTAGTTTCCATATAGTCTTCTAATTCATCTGGTCCCATAGGCCATTCAGAGTGAATATCTGTGATGTTATTCAACAACAAAATCGTCCAATAATAAGTAGAGTCATTATATTGTTTGAATGCAAGTTGTTCTACAGTCTCTCCTGGTAGAATAGTATAAGGAACTGAAGAACTAAACACTGCATTATAACCATCACGAGCTCTTACTCTACGAAATAAGTTCTTCGATAGTTTAAAATTATTTTTATCCTTGAAATCAGGATATAAAAAATCTGGTTGGGAATTGAAAAACATTTTAGAAATTCTCGTTGATTACTTCGGTCTGTGTAATGATTTCTGTCTCGGTGAAATTCAATGTCATTGTGTATGCAACTGGATTTGCACCTTCATAAGTTGCCCAAATAGCATCAGGAGTGTAGTTGACAACAACTCCTGTCAAAATACATGGTTTGAGTCTTGGTAACGCTTCAATTTCTGCACCATTGTTACCTTGATGCCAAGAGATTCTAAAGATCTTAGGTATTGTCAACCAACGATCTGATACAGATCCTGCATCATCACCATTACCAAGAGTTGCAGCGTAATCTGGTAACGCCATTGCTCTAAGTTTTTTGATAATTGCTTTGATCTTTGTAGTTTCTCCATCATTTCTTGGAACAAGTTTCCAATCAAATGTAAACTGTCTCATGTTTACACCGTTGAACACCTGTTCGGTATATGGGTTTTGAATTCTACCGAATGCATTCTGTGTGATTTGATTTGCAGAACTACCACCCATCTGAGCAACAGCATCTAATGCACCCATTGCAAGACCAGTCTTACCAGCACCTGCAGCTGCTTGAAGAGTATCTGTAATTGCAGAGGATCCTTCGTTATTAACAATTTGACTTGCCAGTTTAGGAAGAACCTTTCCAAGAATACCAGAGTTCTGTGTATAGTTTGGATTGTCAGAATAATTTACATTTGCTGGTACAGGTAAAATCACTGTACCATGTGGTGCTGCATTAATCTTTGTCTTGGATTGTGTATTACCAAGAAAACTAGTAGCACTAACTACATCATTAGATACACCTGACTCACTCTCTACTGCTTTCTGAACAATATCTTCTGCTGTTCCAGTAGTTGTAAAACTAATCTGAGATACCTTTACAAATTCTACAATATCAATCTGCATATAATCATATCCGCCACCTGAAGGCCACTGCAAATCGCCGACAAGTCTATTTTTACTACCCAGCAACCTTCTAGTATTACTGCTAAGTAATGCTAGAGCGTCTGGTATAGGGTACTGCTTCGATGCCATAAATATTTTTATGCGATCTATTCCTATAGCTATATATGAACACTTTGAAGGGTAGATATATTCCGAGGAACATTCGGAAGTATAGAGGAGACTACAAGAACATCATTTATCGTTCTTCATGGGAACTTAAGTTCATGAAATACTGTGATTTAAATGACAGTATTCTTGAATGGGGTAGTGAAGAAGTTGTGATTCCATATAGATCTCCGCTAGATAACAGAATTCACAGATACTTTGTTGACTTCTATATTAAGGTAGAAGACATGAACGGTAACATCAAGAAGTATTTGATTGAAGTCAAACCCAAAAGACAAACTGCTCCTCCACCAAAACCAAAGAGACAAACTAAAAGATACATCAGTGAAGTCACTGAGTATGCAAAGAATCAGGCTAAATGGAAAGCCGCAACTGAATTCTGTGAAGACAGACAGTGGAGTTTTATGATAATTACCGAAGACGAACTTAAGGTATGAGTATATTCTCACTAGTTAAAGACGCTGCTGGAGACGAACCAAGATCATTTGGTTGGTATCGAGACAATGTGAAAACTCTTTTTAAGATAAGTGATCTATATGCTGATCTGGTACAACAGGAAGAGACGCTAAATCCTGTACCAGGACAGTTATACATGTTTGAATATCAGGCAGTCTACGCAGCAAGATTAAATTTCTATGATAGATTCCCTCTTGTGTATATCACAGGTACTGGAGATCCATTTAGAGGTATCAATCTACACTATCTCGCATTGAGACCCAGATTGAACCTAGTATTAAACCTAGAAAATGGTGTTCTTGCAGGTGTTCCCAAGAGAGCATATCATAACTATCTACTCAAGGGGTTGGAAACTCCCTTATACCTGATAAATAGTGATGATTACAGAACTGCTGCCTTCCTACCTGTGGAGGACTTCGGCGGTACGAGTAAAACAGCAGTCTGGAACGGAGCAAAACAACAATGACCGTAGAGAGAGTATCAAATCTAAACGTTTTATCAAATTATAATGAGTTCAAAGCGAACGTCAGTAAGTTTGGCTATAGTATGGCCAACTTATATGATATTCAATTTGATGTATATCAATCTAGTGCATTGTACACAGAACTTGCCTCAGACTTTGATTTGGCAACAGATGAGGGTAGTGCAACTCTAAAGGATATCGCACAGTTGATGAGATTATATACGACTGAGTGTACTATGCCTGGTGTCACTATGTCCGATAGTGAATATCGAATCACCAACACACCTCAGTTAAAATATGCCTATGGTGCAGTCTTTAATGAGTTTAGTGTTACATTTCTGATGGATGCAAACTCGAACATCAGGAAGTTGTTTGATAAGTGGACAAACGTCATTTATCCATATTCAGCATTCCAAGGTGCTGGTGATGGTGTTTTAAGAACTAGATATAAAGATGAGTACATTGCTGATATCACTGTAGTTAAATATGAAAGAGCAACTTCTTCTATAAGGAATAGATCTTTTGCTAATAACATCCCAGGTAGAAGAATTATTCCAAATGGTGAGAGTGATGCAACTACTGGTTTTAAAGATAACGTTGCAGTTCATGCCGTAAGGATGAAAAATGCATTTCCAAAATCTATTGACTCAATGAGTCTTTCTTCTGATGCTGGTCAGATGACTCAGTTCTCTGTTTCATTTGAGTATGAGTCATTACAGACTAGTACTCCTACCAGATCTGCCCTCAGATAAACCTTATAAATATTTTCAGATTATATTATTTGTTGTAATGCCTTTACCAAAGCTAAACGCTCCAACATATGAGTTGGCACTTCCTTCCACAGGAAAAAAGATTAGATACCGTCCTTTCCTAGTTAAAGAAGAAAAGATTCTTCTGGTTGCTATGGAATCTGAGGATGAAAAACAAATGCAAGGAGCTGTAAAACAGATCCTAAAAAACTGCATTCTATCTAGAGGAGTTAAAGTAGATGATTTGTCAGTCTTTGACATTGAATATCTATTCCTCAATATCCGTGGTAAGTCTGTTGGTGAAGAAGTTAAGTTGAATCTCATCTGTCCAGATGACAACGAAACTCAAGTCGAAGTGACTATTGATATCGAAGACATTCAAGTTCAAAAACCTGAAGGTCATGATCGTGTTGTGAAACTAACTGAGGAAGTTGCTCTGGTGATGAAGTATCCAAGTATGGAAACTTTCGTCAAGAATAACATCACAGGTGATGGTAATAATGTAGATAGTATCTTTGATCTTACAATTGGATGTATTGATCAAGTTGTAGAAGGTGAGGATGTATACGAATCTAGTAGTTTTTCCAAGAAAGAACTATTAGAATTCATGGATACCATGGATAGTAGTCAATTCCAGTCGGTTCAGAATTTCTTTGAAACGATGCCTAAACTATCTCACACTGTTGAAATCACTAACCCCAAGACTGGTGTAAAGAGTGATGTTGTTATTGAGGGTCTACAGAGTTTTTTCGATTAGTTCTAGCTCACGAGTCCCTTGAAAACTATTACAGAACCAATTTTGTAATGGTCCAACATCACAAGTGGGACCTAGAACAATTAGAAAATATGATGCCTTGGGAAAGAGAAATTTACGTTCAAATGCTTGTCGATTATATCGAAGAAGAAAATGAACGAATTAAAAGTCAACAAAGATAACTAATGGCACTACCAGCAATTGCAGGAGCATTCACAAAAGGTCTACTAGGTGCAGGAGCACGTGGGGCGGCGACTGGTGGTGCAAGAGCTATGGCTGGTCAAGCAGCAAAAGGTGCTGCAAGACAAGGATTCAAGAAGTTTGCCAAAGGGATGACGGGCAGAACTTCAGATGATTATAAAGCAAGAGTTGATGGTATCAATCCAGAGACTGGAGAATATTTAACACCAGAAGAAAGAAAGGCAAGATTTAAAGGTTTCTCAGTAGGAACTAAACCAGGATCTCAAAAGTTATTATCTGGTGGACCAACACAGACTGTAGCTGCGTTACCACCCGCTGGTGGCGTTGGTGCTGATAGTACTTCTGATACTCAAACTAGGACGGTAAATCATCTGGAAAAAATCCAGATGTATCTAGAAAAATTACTTAAGATTGAAGAGAGTGCTTTAGCAAGACTTCAAGATAGAATTCTGGAAACTGCTAAAGAAGATCAAAGAGATGCTGCCGCTGCAGAAGAGAATAAACAAGAAAAAGGAAAACCGAAAGAAGATAGAAGAAGAGGTAACCCTGTTGTTCAGGGGATGAAGAAGAAAGCTGGAGGAATCTTCCAGTTCTTGATGGATCTTGGGATGAAGTTTATTGGATTCAAGATCCTTGACTGGTTATCTGATCCAGAAAACAAAAAGAAAATTGATACAGTTGTAGGATTCTTCCAAGGTGTTTGGGGATTCCTGACTGCAGTTGGTACAGCAATTGGAGATGGTTGGAACTGGACTGTCGAAACTGTTGAAGCAGGTATCGAAGGAATCAAATCATTCGCAAAAGGTATAGAAGAATTCTTCACCTTTGAATGGCTTGATATTGATGGAATGATGGAACAGTTCAATGGTTTCATCACATTCTTTACTGACGGTGTTAAAAACTTATTGGACGATGCTGTAAATTGGGTTAATAGTATTCCAGGATTATTCTCTCAGGTCGGAGAATTTATTGTCGGATCCTTTATGGACTTTTTGGGAATTCCGCAAGATATTGAAGAACCAACGACACCAGTACCAGATCCTTCAAAAGATACTGTAGGTGATACAGTACCACAAACAATAGATGTACCTGGGCACGAGACAGAAGATGGAACAGTAATACCTGGAAAGAGTGATAACGAAGGACTTCCAGAAATGGGGAAAGGTGGTGCATTGACTGGTCCAAGTCATGCAGGTGGTGGTGTTAATATCAATGCTGAAGGTGGTGAATATGTACTGAATAAAAAAGCTGTTGCTGCAATTGGTACACAAGCACTTGACAGAATTAATTTTGGTATGTTCCCGAGTGGATATAAAGGTCCTGGTATGGGTGCAGGTGGTCATGTTGTTACTTCTACCATGGGTAATAGATCATTTGCATTATCTCCTGGTATGCACATGGGTGTTGATATCTCTACTGGTATCGGTGAAAAACTACAAGCGATTAATCCTGGTGTTGTGGAGGGAGTTGGATATGATGGTGGTTATGGTAACTATGTAAGTTGGGTTGATAGTAAGACAGGACTGGGTAACTTCTATGCTCACATGAATCAAACAGCTAGAGTTAAGGTTGGTCAGAGAGTCAATAAAGGTACAGTTCTGGGATATACTGGTAATACTGGTAGATCTAGTGGTCCACACTTACATTGGGAAACTGCAACCAATCCTGCTGATACTGGGAGATCAAAATCAGCTGTTCTTTCGAGAATTAATCCTCTAAGTAAATATAATAAAGAAGCACCTTTCGGTGGTACAGAAACTGCTGTACCAACGCAACCTGGAGAAAAAACTGATTTATCTGCAGATCCACCATCCGAACAACAAAAAGCAAAAGCAGATGGATCTACTACCACTCCAACTCCAACTCAACCCAAGTTGAGTAAAGAAGCATTAATTCTGAATGCCGCAAATAGTTTGGCAGAAATGATGGGTGGTAAAGCAGTGAATACTGAAGACATCTTATCCAATCTTCAGAATGAAAACAATAGAGTTACTGGGGAACAGGAATCCGCTGCAGAAACAACAACTGAAACAGTTAACTTGGATCAGTCTGGAAGTTTTCAGACTGGTATGGATGTTGATTATGATGTACCATCTTTGGGTTTCAACTTCCCACCGTTCTATCAAGCATTCTTCCCACTTAATCCATAATGGCAATTAAAAGCGCTATCGTACCTTATCAGGCAAATAAATCTTCTGTTATGGTTCAACCACAGCAGTCGATGAGTGCTATCGTGCCTGTACAGAAAGAGACTGCAAAGAAAGCGGAAGTTACTGCAAGAGATGTAAGAGCATCTGTACTCAGACTACTCAGAAAGAGACAACAAAGAGATAGATTAGAAGCAAAATATTATAAGTTAGAGAAGACACTAAACGAAAGACAGAAAGCGAGAAAGGAAGAAGCTAAAAATGAAAACAATAGTTTCTTAGGGAAAGTTGGTAGTGGATTTAGAAATAGGGCAAAGAAAGCTGGTGGTGATCTCCTTGGTAGTATTGGTAAACTACTAGGTTTTCTTGCCCTGGATTGGATTTCTAAACCAGAAAACCAGGCAATCCTCAAAGGTATTGTAGATGTCACTAAAGGAATATTCCAATTTATTGATTGGTGGGTAACTGGATCTGTTGATAATTTATTGACTGGTTTCTCTGAAATGGTTGGGGGAGATAGTCTCTTAGAAAGATTTGTCGGATTTATTAAAGTTGTAACAGGTATTCTTGGTCTCAGATATTTCTTAAAACCAGGATTATTATTCAAAGACTTTAATACAATTAAGAAAGCGATTCAGTCTAAAGGTTTTAGAAAGTTAAATATCTTCTTTAAAAAATGGCAAAAACAAGGTGCTGGTAAAGCACTTAAGTTTGCCTTCCCTAAGATTGCCACCGTTCTTAGTAGTATTAAGACTAGTTTAGCAAGTAAAATTAGTGGTTCTGGTGTTGGTAAGTTAATGGAAAAGATCATCACGATGATCAGAGTACAACTAAGTAAAAGAGGTGCTGGTGCTTTAAAACCACTTATCAAAAAAATTGTAAAAGGTCCGATTCAATTTATCAATAAAATTCCTATTGTTGGTCCATTAATTGGTGCTGGTATTAACGTTGCTCTTGGTGATCCATGGGACAAAGCAATCATTAAAGCTCTTGGTGCTTCCTTGGGTCAATGGTTAGGTGCTGGTTTAGGTACTCTTATTTTCCCAGGTATCGGTACATTTGTTGGTGGATTCTTAGGTAACCTAATTGGTGACTGGTTGGGTGGAAGAATCTATGATATGATAACGGGCAAAAATGCTCCACCTCCAACAGAGGAAGAGAAAAAGAGACTTCAAATTGTTCGAGATGCGATGGACAAAAACTATGATGAGATGAGTGAGTCAGAGAAAGCAGAATACATCGCCAGGATTGCAAAGAAAAATAAGTTGACAGTTGAGCAGGTGAAGACTATGCTCGAGAAAAAATCAACTGATCCTGATACCACTTCCGATGGTAACCCACCAGTAGATACCACAGAAGTTACTGGTGGTTTGTTGAAAGGATTGACTAAAGATGATTATAGAGAACTTGCATTTATTGTAAGTGGTGAAGCTCAAAGAGGAACTAAAGATGAGTATGGTGTTGCAGCAAATGTTTTAATTAGACTTGCAAGTCCAAATTATCCAAGCACAATTAAAGCTGTTGGCGCTGCTCCTGGACAGTATGAAGCTGTATTCAAAGGAAAAGCAAGATATGACGATGAATTAGCTGCAAAACTAGAATCACCAGAAGGACAAGCAGAAATTGTAAAAGCTTTAAGAATTTTAAATGGTAGAACAGATTTTAAAGGGACATCGATGTACCAACACATGGGTGCTTCTGACGTTAAATTTTCTGATAGGGGTAACTTCTATCATTATTCTTCCCAGATGAAAAAGAGTGATCCCGTACCATCTCCAATTCCAAATCAAGAATGGAAAAAATTTATTGGCGGACAAGGTGGTGGACTACCAAAACAAATTCCATCTAGACACAACAGATTATCTGATGTAAGTATGGATGTAGTACAAAGTAAACGACGCAGACCTAGGAAAAAAGTAACAGTGATCGTCAACAACCAAGG